TTAACTCTCCTTGTTTTTCTTAATACTTTCCAATATATGAGCAATAACATCAACAGTCCAACCATTGCCTATTGCCGTATATCTTCTGCTATCTGCCACACAATCCGTATAATAATCTGGTAAAGTCTGCAATCTTTCATATTCAAGTGGCATTAATTTTCTTACTCTGCTATCTTGATATATTTTCTTTACTAAATTACCGCCGTTACCATCACAAAGTAATGTATTACATTTATGATTTAACCCATATACTTCCTTTGCTTGTCTATGTCCATTTAAATGAATAGTAGCCTTTACTTTTATATCACCTTCGTGGACTGTTATTGGGTATTTTGTATACCAATATTTGTCTGGCACCTCACTTGCCGGAATAACAATATCTTTCAGTACAATTCCTCTATCTTCTGGCTGTTCTATGTTCGGTATATTTGTCCAGTACAACCGCTTTCGTTCTGCTGCACATACAAGAGCTGAGTTAATCATTATTGGTTCTACGCCTAATTCTTCTGATATTATATCTGCCCACTTCTTTTCCATACTTGCAACATTTTCAAGCAGAAAATATTTAGGCTTTACTTCTTTTAGAGCCTTGACATAGTAATAGAATAGACCACTTTTCTCTCCGTCAAGTCCTTTTACCTCTCCACGGTCATATTTGTAATTTGATAAATCTTGGCAAGGACTTCCACCAATCAACAAATCAAAGCCTTCGTATTGGCTAAAATCTGCTGTTCGTACATCTCCACATTGTTCAATCTGCGGATAGTTCTTTTGACTTATCTTGATTGCATTTTTCTCAATTTCATATGCCACATATCTTTCAACAGGAATACCAGCTCTTTTTAAAGCTATCATTCCACAACTAATTCCGTCAAACAGGCTTAGAACTTTTAATTTCTTATTAATTATTCATCACTCTCCTTTGCCATTGCTCTATCTGCTTTATTTGGTGATAATTTATTATCGTTGATGTCACTAAATAATCTATCAAGTGCTATTTCAAAAGCACCTATTCCAGAGAAATAACTACTCACTTTCAAATTATCAAATAAATATGGCATTGCAGTATATAATTCCTTAAATATGTAATATAAAACATCTGTTACAATGGAATTTCCTGCTTGTTTATAAAGTTGGCTGTTCGACATTTTAGATTCACTTTCAACCTTTTGCATCATTGCTAAATGATTATCAGATTCATATTTCTTGATTAATTCTTTCGCAGATTCTCTATTACCAAGTTTTGCTGAAATGAAATCTTCGTCTGAAAACCCCATAAGTCGCCAACATTCAAGTGGTGTTAATTTTCTAATTCTATAACAATTTTTATCGTTTTCAATCATTCTTTTACCCCTCATTATTAATAATTCTGATTATTTCTGTATTTCCATTTTGAAATGTTCGGAATCTTTCATCACATCTTTGTTCACATACTATTTTCATTTATTATTTTCCTTTGCTTTGATTTTTAATTATAATATTTGGCTTATTACCTCCGCCAGACATTGTTACAATGGTAGGAGCAATCCCATTAATATCATAAATTGCCCCCCTGCCATTACCACCAATGTTTTTAGGATTAGAATAAATACAGCCTATTTTAATTACTTTGTTCATCATTCTTTGTCCTCATTAGATACAAATAACTGTACCCCCCTATATTTCCTATTGGTGAGGCACATAAACACATTGCAATATAGTCACTATCATAAACTCTGTTGCCTTGCCTGTATTGCTTCCCAAAATTAATTTCCCCAAAACCACCAAGCAATTTTGGCTCGTTTTTATTTTTATAGAAATATTTAGTTGGTTTATAAATATTCCCCAGTCTCATAACTTTTAATTTTTTGTTTTCTTTTATTTTAATCTTTCCTAACTGATATAATTATTTTGGTAGGGTCTTTATACTGTGTAGCAGGTAAAGTTGGAGAACAACCATTGACTGAATAAATCCAGCCTTTCTGCCCCCACTCCAATATGTGCAAGTCTTTCAATTTTATTCTCACTCATCTTTTCCATATTCAATAACTCCGTTCATAGACTGATTACCAAATCCTTTATAATCTCTTGCGAGTAAAGTATTAGCAACATCAATTTCTTTGTCAAATTGGCTACATTGCTTTGAGAATAGTCCAGTTTTTATACCTGAACCATATCCCATTGATGTCGGTCTATGTTTCCTCTCCCCCCCCAGTCCTTATAGTGTTGGAAACATCTTTATCTAACTTTCCGTTGCTGTTTAAATCATCAATCAACTCTTGGGCTTTTGGAGTATTGATATAATATTTATCGTCAACCTCATCTTCAAGAACATCCTTGAGGCGTTTGCCATTATCAAAGCCCTCTGGGAATTTGAACTGACCGTTATCAAACTCTTTTAAGATGATAATAAGATAAACTCTTTCTCTGTTTTGTGGAACACCAAAGTCCTTTGCGTTTAGAATCTTATAATATGTATTGTAACCATACTCGTGAAGTTCGTTAATGAACATATTAAATGTTTCCTGAAATTTCTTACCAACAATGTTTTTAACATTTTCATAAATTCCCCATATAGGTTTGTTGGCTCTAATAATTCTTAGCCATTCAACAAGTAAAGAACTTCTCGTTTTATCAAGGTTTTCACTACCGCAATTTGGGCATTGATGTCTTTTGGAGTAATGTACTGTAAGAGGATTATATTCGTGTTCACAATCTTTACATTTCCATTTACTTCCGGCTTGACCCCCTGCAATAGAAAAATCTTGACAAGGGCTACCTCCGCAAATCATATTAAAAGGTGTAAGTTTTGTTTCGTCAACTAAAGTAATATCTCCTAAATTCAAACTCTTATCAACTCCGTGAATTGCACAATAACTTCGCTCTGCAAACTTATCAAATTCACAGAAATTTATAAGTTCATATTCCTTAATAATTTATCATTCTCCTTTGTTATTTAATTTCTGGGATGTATTTTTTAAGTACATTACTTATTAGTCACATCCTGAAATTTAACTAAGTTATAAACACCTATAACATCGCTCAATACATCAAGACCGTCCATAACCATATCAACGGCATTATCAGAAAGATTTTCACTATCGGTTACACAAGTGGCAATAGCTTCTTTACCGTCTTTATTTCTCACTCGAATAATATCACCTTTATTAAGGCTAATACCATTTGGAACTTTATATGTATATCTTTTCTGTGTAATACTATTAATAAAATTAACCTGTACTATATTCATAAGTTGTTCTCCTTTTGTTTCTTTGTTGAATTTTCTTCACGCTCTTTTTCTTTATCATAATTTCTTATTTCAAATGCTTTTAATATTTCCCTTGTATCACCAACAATTCTATTATCAATAATTAATAAATGACAACGAATACGCCTTTTGCTTTCTGATGGAAGAATAATACTAATACGGCTACCATTGTTAAATATGATTTCATTTTGTGTTTGAATGTTATCAAGTTTAACTGAAAATCTATTGATAACAAAAACATCGGGAATATTGTTTGTCTTTCTTCTTTCGCTAATATTTTGGTTTAGAAAATCAAAACATCTTATAATATCTGTCTTTTCAAGAACTCCAATAGTCACACTATAATTGGGTTTTTCTAAACACATATCTATTGCATATTTTAAATTTAAATCTGTTAAATAAACCATTAACTATTCTCCTTTATTTTAAATTGTATTTTATTTAATGTTCAAACTTTACTCAAATCAAGTCCTAATATTTCTGCCTGTTCTTTAAGTGTATAATCATCAAAACACTCTTTAAGCCTTGCCCTTACGCAATCCTCACACAACTCTTCCCCGTCAAAATTGTATAGTTCACTCTCTTGCTCACAGCAATCACAATAATATCGTGTAACATTTTTGTAAGGACATAAGTTGCCAATACAGCCTATTTCTTTAGGACAATCTACACATTCATTTTCTGTTTTTATCAAATTATTTCCTCTTTTTCATTCCTTTTTTTAAGTTCATTTATTTCAAGTTCTTTTTCTCTCATTGTTTGTTCCTTTATTTCTTCTTTGTAACATACTTTTCCACAAGACGGGCAAAGTGATATAAAAACTGTAGTTGTAGAATTAATTGGGCAAACCCAATCACAATCATCTATAGTTGTTTCAAAAATACATTTACAAGCATTACACTTAAAGAATTTTAGATTCACAGTATCTTGTGCCATACTTTTCTTAATTATTCTTTTTATAGTTACCACCCCAATCTAAGGTTTATAATGCTATTCACCAATTCTTTCTTTCGCAATATTAAAATAGTTTTCATCAATTTCTATACCAATGAAATTTCTGTTAAGATTTTTACAAGCTACACCTGTTGTTCCTGACCCCATACAATTATCAAGAACTGTATCATTTTCATTCGTGTATGTTCTAATTAAATATTCACATAATGCTACAGGCTTTTGTGTTGGGTGAAGTTTGTTGCACTGATTGCCATTACTAAATACTTGTACATCTAATGGGTATCTATCTGTGCTGTCATAAAATGTATTTCTTATTTCTCTTCCATAACAGCTATTACCGTCTGATTCCCTTATGTAATTTGTTTTAGCAATCTTTCTTGTATGTCCATAAGTCATTTGTGGGTTATACAGTGGTGGTTTTTTATAAAAAATTTCAATATTTTCGTGTGCCCTCATTGGCATCTTCTTAGCGTTTAAATGCCCTTTTGGGTGAGTTTTCTGCCATATCCATTCATATTTATACATTTTAGGATTGCTCATTACCAATGAACTTGTAAATGGTTGGCTACTAAACAACGCTATACACCCATTATCTTTTATGATTCTTTTATACTCTTTCCACAATGGTTCAAACGGAATGATAGTATCCCATTTGCATTGTGTTGTTCCATAAGGCAAGTCGCATAAAATCATATCTATTGACTTATCGGGAATTTGTTTCATAGCCTCAATACAGTCCCTATTTATTAGTTGGATTTTGCTAATTATATCACCTCATTATATTTAGTTTGATTCTCCTTGGAAGAATTGTTTATAATAATTTTCATTAGCTCAATAGGCTTTCCAGTATCGTGTAAATCCCTGTTATTATTGTCTTTTATTTTTTTCTTAATAATTCGTAATTAAAACTTCAACACTGCTATTTGCAGATTTATCTTTTGTTTGATAATTACAATTTTTATAATCCATATTTAAATAATGAACATTATATTTTTTAGACCATTCTTTTAAAACATCATTGCTTTTACCTTTATGTTCTAAAACATTTGATAAAGCAAATTTAGCCTGTTTATAATTAAGAATGTCTAATAAATTTAGCAGTTCTCTTTCATAACTTTCAGACCATTTACAAAAATAATCTCTCTCATATGCTCCTACTGTAATCAAATAAGGTGGGTCGCAATAGTAAAATGTGTTTTTAAAATCCTGATTATCAAATGATAAATTATGAAAGTCCTCACTATAAAATTTGATATTTCTTTTACCGATTTCATCTATGTATTTATTTAATTTTGTTTCCAAGGATTTAGAGAAATATGACCTGCTTGCACCAGAGGGCATATTATATTCACCTTTGCTATTAAAAGCTATCTGATAATTAAATGCGTGTACGAGTAAACAATACAAGGCAACAGCATTTTCTCTGTTTAAATTATCTTTTAACGAGTTGTTATACACAGAACGAAGTTTTAAGAAACCGTCTTTATTCCATTTATCAAGTTTATATTTATTAATAATTTCTTTAACCTCATTAACGAAATCGTTATCTAAATTTTTAAAAATATTTACTAACGGCTTACATTTATCATTGTAAACTATTGAATTAGCCTTTACATTTAATGATACATCTCCCCCCCCTCCGAATAAATCCACAAAATTATCAATTCTATCAGGGAATAATGGTAATAATTGAGGTAACAATTTATATTTTGCACCCGTATAATTAAAGGGATTTTTTAAAAAATCTATACTTTTCACTCCTCTTTAAATAAAATCACTTTATTTTCTTTTAAACTTTTCTGAATATCTATAACTCTTTGGTTTGATGAACCACACCAAGCAAGTGTGATGTCTCGCTTGGTGCAGTCATATTTTCCATCAACAAGAATATCTATATAAGGCAATATGTTCCTTACCACAAATGGCATTTTTAATATATTCTCATATAAACAACCTGTGTATAACCAAATAGTTTTAGTTGGATATTTAGCTTTAACCGTTTTTGCTATATTGGCTATCTGCTGTTGGTTTTGTTTTTCCAATGGGTGTCCACCTGATAATGTTAAGCCGGCAACATAATTGGGAATTAGTGAATTTAACAACTCATTCATCGTATCATTTGTAAATGGCTGACCTGCATTAAAATCCCAAGTCGATTGATTATGACATTCCTTACAACGCATAGTGCAACCACTTACCCATAATACCGTTCTAACACCAACTCCATTGGCTATATCATTTTTTGTTATTTTGATATAATTCATTATTTGTTATTCGTTTCCACCTAAGTGGATGTATCTTTCTTTGATTTCTTGTGTTCTTCCTTGGTTCCAGAAGTTTGTTCCTATATAACCACAAGTTCTCCTTGCAATATTTAACTTACTTTCGTCTGTGTTGCCACAGTTTGGACATTTCCAAATTAATTTACCGTCATTGTTTTTAACAATATTAATTTCTCCGTCATATCCACATTCTTGACAATAATCAGACTTTGTGTTCAATTCGGCATACATAATATTGTCATAAATAAATTTAAAAACTGATAAAACAGCTTCAATATTATTTTGTAAATTAGAAGTTTCTATATAACTAATTGCACCACCTAAACTTAATTTTTGAAACTGCGATTCAAATTTAAGTTTATCGAAAGCATTAACATTTTCCCTAACATTAATATGATAACTATTTGTTATATAGTTTTTATCAGTAACACCTTCTATAATTCCAAATCTTTTCTGTAAACACTTTGCAAATTTATATGTTGTATTTTCTATAGGTGAACCATATAAAGAAAACCCTAAGTTTAACTGACTATTCCACTCATCACACTTCTTGTTCATATATTTCATAATTTCAAGTGCGAACGGTGTTGCTTCAGTATCAGTATGAGATTTACCTGTCATATACTTGACACATTCATATAACCCTGCATAACCAAGCGAAATTGAAGAATATCCACCAACAAGCAACTTATCAATGGTTTCCCCCTTTTTAAGTCTTGCTAATGCTCCATATTGCCACACTATAGGTGCTACATCTGAAAGTGTACCTTTTAATCTTTCATATCTACAAAGTAATGCTTTATGACAAAGTTCCAATCTTTCATCAAAAATTTTCCAGAACTTATCTTTATCTTTGCCCGATGATAAAGCTACATCGACAAGATTAATTGTTACAACACCTTTATTAAATCGACCATAGAATTTATAGTTTCCGTTTTCGTCTTTATATGGTGAGAGGAAGCTGCGACATCCCATCGAAGGGAAACAATTTCCCTCTTTTAATTCTTTCATCACCTTTTCAGAAATATAATCTGGAACAAGTCTTTTTGCTGAACATTTAGCTGCTAACTTAGTCAAATACCAATACTTACTATTTCCAGTAATATTATCTGCTTCAAGTACATAAATCAGCTTTGGGAAAGCAGGTGTAATCCACGCACCTTCCTCGTTCTTTACACCTTGATACCTCTGTTTAAGAACTTCCTCAATAATCATTGCAAGGTCATTCTTTTCTTGTTCGTTCCTTGCTTCATTGAGATACATAAAAACAGTAATAAACGGTGCTTGACCGTTAGTTGTCATCAATGTTTCAACTTGATACTGTATTGTCTGAACACCTTTTGTAATTTCCTTTTTTAGTCTTTTCTCGGTAACTCTGTTAATATAGCGATAATATTTATCAGAATTAATACATATCTGGATTTCCCCTTTCTCAACACCCTCATTAATCTCATCAATAATTTCACCTTTTATTTTCTGCCTACTAACATCAACAAAAGGTGCGAGGTCTCTTAAAGTTATACTCTGACCCCCATACTCATTGGAACTCACTTGCGAGATTATCTGAGTTGCAATAGTACAAGCTGTTGAAAAGCTGTGTGGTTTTTCAATCATAGTTCCGCTAATTACAGTTCCATTCTGTAACATATCATCAAGATTACATAAACAGCAATTATATGTATGTTGAGCATAATAATCTTTGTCGTGAAAGTGAATAATACCTTCTTTATCTGCTTCTACAATATCTTGCGGTAACAAAATTCTATTAGTCAAATCCTTGCTAACTTCGCCAGCCATATAATCTCGTTGCGTAGGAATAATAGTAGGATTTTTATTTGAATTTTCCTGTTTAATTTCTTCATTATTCAAGTCGAGTAATGATAAAATTGCATTGTCCGTTGAATTGCCTTTTCTAACCAAGCCTCTTTTATAACGATATATGGCATATCTTTTGGCGAGTTTAAAACAACCAAGATTATCAATAAATTCCTCGTTTAAATCTTGGATTTCCTCAACAGAATATGCCCTTTGGCTGTGATTGATTTTTCTTTCTATTTCATTTGCAATATTAAGTATTTCAGATTTACTTAAAGTCTTTTCATTATTAGTTTTACTTTCGTCATTCGCCTTGCTAATAGCTTTAATAATTTTATTCTTATCAAAATCAACTTCTCTGCCATCTCGTTTAATTACTTTCAATAAATCACCTCAACTTATATTAATATTTTCTATCGCTGCTCTTGCTTCAAGTATAGTCTTATAATCATTCATTGCTTTAATCTGCAAATCATATGTACTTCGTGGGCAAGTCGGAACGAAAGATAGTTCTCCCTCATCCCAATCATCAAGCATTTTCTTCAATCTCTCATAACGGATTAATAATTGCTGATACTCTGCAACAAATCTTTCTTCATAATCTTTACTAAGCATACCTTCAATTGTTTCTTCTAAAACCAATTAATCACCTCACTTCTTATTTAAAATGAACTAAAATAAACATTGTCAACATTTGTATAAGGACTACCAAATGAATGATAATAGTCCGTTCTAAAGGCTCTTACATTTATATCTCTATCTCCATTAATTATTCTTGTAGCAACTGAATAAGATAAACTACTTGGAGTGTCCGTATATAAGATATTAGCCACATTGAATATATCATAATTAAAAGCAACGGTTTCCAAACTACCATATTCGTTTGCTAAATTCATTGCGGTACTGCCAACAAGCCACTGACAATATTCAGAACAGCTACCTGCCTCAAAATAAATTATCCTTGCAAGCAAATCAATATTTGTATCAGAATTATTATCCGTAACAATATTTTCACTTTCCTCCGTAGGCTCTATCGGCTCTGTTTCTGCTTCAATATATTTTTCAATTTCAGAATAGCTTTCAATTTCTTCTTTGCTCTCTGCAATTACAATAGTTTCAGTAGGTTTAGTTTCAACTTTGCTTATAGTAGTTTCGATTGTGGAAACTGTAGTTTTTTCTATAGTTGTTTCTTTAACCGATTTTCTTTGAACAGTATCATATGTACTAACAAAATTTATCTTATTAGCTTTCGGTGGAGTTTTAGTTGAATTAATATATCGTCCACACCCACTTAAAATAATCAATAAGGATAATACTGCAACTGTTAATTTATACCCGATAAAATCACCCTTTCTTATTAAACATATTCAATTTGTCCTACTTATGTTTCTTTGTTTCCCATTTTTTAAAACTATCAACAAAGCTATCATCAAAGAAGCCTCTAATAATCAGTTTCTGTGGCTTGCTATTATCTATGAGAGATAGACCAAGTAAACTTTTACCTGAAAGCACATTATTACCTTGTGCAATTTCTACTATGCCTGATTTTAATTTTTCAGCTTTGTATAAAAATTCCTGATAATCACTGTTTGGTAAATTTATATTTAGCATAATTGTACGATGTCTCATTTACTCACTCCATAACCGAGCCAACTGCCCACTTTTTAATGTTTGAACAAATATCTTTTTTACAAATACAAGTAATAGTATTCCAATCTACATTCCAATCTGCCTTGTGTGCAGGATTGTTTCTTGCTCGATTTACCGAATAAGCCAAAAGCAAATTAACTAAACAACGACAACTCTTGCCGTTAGCTCTTGTCATTATGCCACTAATAATCCAATCTTTGCCATTTTCATCTTTCCCTATTCCTATTAAAGTTACTTTTTTATCAACTCCATTTGCTACATCAGTAAATTCTGAAACATTTTTTGTAGTTATTAATTTAATCTTCTGTGCCACTTAATCATTCCTTTCTATGTTTTTATTATTTATAATTATCTCAAATCATAAGCAACACCACCTTTCTGATATTGATTGCTACTTACATAATATTTTCGCTTTTTACAATACAATGTTGTAAAAAATATCAGTCAACTATAAACACGCTGAATTTTTCTGCGTATCTATTGATTGCTGTAATTTCAAAATTGTAAAAAGTGAATTTAATTATATAATGTAAGTATATTATATATGATAACATATTAATTTTAATAAGTCAATAAAGATTTTAATATTTTTATATTTTATTTTTTAGTCCTCGTTCATAAGGCTTAACCAAGTTTGACGACTAATAGTGTGATTGGTTTTAATTGCTCTTTTATAAGCAGACGATTCAGCTAATAATAAACATTTTTTCTTTGCTCGTGTTAGTGCCGTATATAACAAACAGTTGTCCAATAATATATAATCAGTGTTGTCTATGATAGCAATAACACAATTGTAACCACTACCTTGCGATAAATGGACTGTAAGAGCATAAGCCAACTGTATTTGTTCCAATTCTTTATACTCATATTCAACTGTTCTTTTTTCTTTCTCATTAGTAATATTTTTATATTCACACTTGATAACACTATCGTTTATGTTGCCACTATCGGCAAAAATAATATCAACCAATGTTCCAATCTCTCCGTTGAACACTTCTTTTTCATAATTGTTTACTCTTTGAATTATTTTTGCACCAACTTTATAAACCTGATTGATATATTTTATTTCTTTAGAAGAATTAGGAATTAAATTTTCTTGAATAATATTATTAATTTCTGTTACAGAATTTATGCACTTATCTTTTCTTGGTGTTATAATAACAACATTATCTAACCCATTAGTTTTAACAGCATTTAAATATGACTTAATAGCCATTCGCCTTAGTCCTTCTCGGTTTTCACCAAAACGATAAACCATATCTTTATTTTTACCCGATTCTACTCTTGTTTCTTTAATAGGAATTGGGTCTATACCGTCTCTAATTTTATTGGCATCAACTAAAATACCTGAATCTTCTGCTTGTCTATGTACCTTTGTAAGTTTATAAACAGAATATATAGGATTTTTTAAATTAAGTAAATCATTAAATATGTTACCATATCCGATAGGTGGCAACTGTCTATTGTCACCGCACATAATAACTCTTGTTCCCTCTTTTACCGCTGATATTAAAGATAATGCTATTTTAGTATTTATCATTGAAAACTCGTCAACTAACAACACATCACAAGGCAAAGGATTTAGTTTATTGTATGAAAACTCATCACCTTGGCATTGTAGTAATCTGTGAATAGTAGATGACGGGAACCCTGTGGCTTCAGTAATTCTTTGAGCTGCTTTTGCCGACAATGCACAGCAAGATACCTTTAATGAATTTTCACTAAATATACTAAGCAATGCCTTTGTAATACTTGTTTTACCACTGCCAGCTTTACCTGTGATAAGGACAACAGGTTGATTAATAGCCCGATTGATAACTTCAATTTGTTCATTATTAAAATTAAAGCCTTGTTCCTTTTCAACTCTTTTAATTATTTCATCATAGTTTTCAATCTTCTTTGGTTTAAACCCACTAAGATATTCAATTAATCCTAACACTGCTGTTTCGTTGTCATAATATTCCTTTAAACCAACTTTATTTCCACTAAAATGTAGAAATAGATTAGTCCGTTTTTGAGAACTAATAAAATCATCATACAAACTCATACATTCAGGAATGTTGTTCGACATCTCATTTTTAAAAGTATCAAGCCTTACATATGTATGTCCTTCATTTTCTCCAAGTGATGTAAAATAATATTTTGTAAAAGCTATAATTCTTTCAATCGACTGTTTCAACTCTGGTTTTAGTTTTAGAGCCAAATCATCTACTCGTTTAAAGCCAAGACCTTTAATTTTAGTCATCATATATGGATTTTTAAGAAGTTTTTGTTTTAACAATTCTGGTTGTTCTTCACTCATAACTAATTTTTTCACCATATTATAAGTAACACCCAAAGGTGATAACATAGTTAAAATATCAGAAATATTATAATTTTCAATAATTTTAGCTTTGCAATTTTCCCACTTTGCCTCTCCAATGCCTTTAACCTTTGAAATATCAATTTCATTATTAGAAATTACTCTTTCAACAATATCAGGATAAACACTAAGTAAATTATTCACTTGATTTTCAGTTAAAATAGAAAGTAAATAATTACGCTGATTATTTTCGGTAAATTCCATATTTTCTTTTACTGTAATCGGCTGATATTGCCAAGATTTATATTTATTATTATAAATTAATTCAGCTTCAACTTCATAAGTGTTACCAATAATAAGTTGTTGCATAGAACCGCTTAAAATAGATATATATATATTACAGTCACTACCGTCAGCCAAAACAAGAGGTTTTAAACTATCATATTCAGGTATTTCATTTTGAGTTGTGAACACATAAACACCAAAGCAACTATCATCATTGTAATAACGCTGCTGTTGTATTTTAGCTTGGAAAATTACTGTTATAGGCTTGTTTTTTTGCTTACTTTTAATTGGCATTAATGATATTACCTCCGTTCTTCTTTAAGTACAACCACCTATCATATGATTTAACCGCTTGAACTTCACAACAATCATTTGACCGTTTACAACAAAGCACAGCAATCTTTTCACCCCTCTTAATGAAGTCTGTATATTTTTTAAATACCGAACTCCATATTGTTAGTTCAATAATGCCGTTAGTGGAATACAAATTTACATAAGCATACTGATTTTTATACCTGTCTTTTTTCTTTTGCACTTTAGATATAACACCAATTAAGGTACAAAGACAATCATTCTCAATTTGAGCATAATCCGTATTACAAAATTGAACGCCCTCTTTGAACGGATTGTCCGTAAGAAAGACTGATAACATTTCAAATTCCCAAAAGTCTTTATCCTTATTATATTTCTCCATATAAGTATCAAAGGCTTTTTGTTCTTTCTTTTCTTGTTCTATTTCAAACATTACTTTTTTACGGATATTATATTTTGACAATCGTTCCTCTTTGGTTTTAATTAAATTTGTATCTATCCCCATCTCATTCAAGACTGATAATTTAGGCAAAGTTGCAACAGGCGTGTATTCTTTATGAGGAATTAAAGATTTAAAATATCTTTTCAACATTTTTTCTCTATCATTACAAGGGAAAGCACCTGATTTAATTAATGCGATTATTTGACTTTTATTAGTCGATACTCTTGCACTAAAATTATTTAAACTTGTAAACTTACCGCCGGAACTGCGTTCTTCTACAATCTCATTAGCAAATTTATCACCTATACCATTAATGGCTGATAAACCAAAAATTATCGCATTATCATTGACAGAAAAATTCACTTCGGATTTATTAATATGTGGTGGTAAAATATTTACGCCAAAACTTTTCGCATCAAGAATATATTTATTAATAGCACCATAATCACCTTTATTTTTATTTAGCAAAGCAGTGAAAAACTCAAGTGGATAATGAGCTTTGAGATATGCTGTTTTAAATGTCAACATAGAATATGATACCGAATGTGATTTATTAAACAGGTAGCCACCTTTTGTTGAAAGGTCATCACTAATTTTTTTAGCAATTTCCTCACTATATCCGTTATCTATAATTTCTTGATACAATTTTGCAGATTCTTGCTTAACTAACTCTACACTCTTTTTGCCCACAGCTTTTCTAAACAAGTCCGCCCGTCCATAACTTCTTCCACCAAATTTACGAACAATATCAAGCATTTGTTCTTGATAAATCATACAGCCATATGTGCTTTCGAGAATTGGTTTCATATCTTCGTGAATATACTCTGCTTGTTTTTCTCCACATTTACATTGAATATAATCGTTCAACGCACCCATACTATCAGGTCGATATAATGCTAATACGGCAGAAATATCATCAATATTAGTCGGTTTTAATTTGACTAATATATCTTTCATACCTTGACTTTCAACCTGAAATACACCATCAGTCCTACCACTTGCTAATAATTCATATGTGGCTTTGTCATTAATAAAATCTTCATTACTTGCGTTGAAATAATCTAAATTCAGATGAGATTGTTTTACACTATCGTCAACAACTGAAAGTGTTGCAACACCAAGCAAGTCAAATTTAATAATACCAATTTCTTCAATTACCCTTTTATCAACACTAATAACTCTTGCATTATCTTTACCGCAACGCATAGCCATATAATCAGTAATCTTAGTGTCTACAATACCCACACCGCCTGCATGCATTGATACTGTTTTCACTCTGCCACTCAAGTGACTTGCTATGTCAAATAAATCTGTATATTGAGCATATTCTTCAATAATTGTCTTATCGTTATCCAAGTTTTCTTGAAAGTTCTCATAAACAAACTTTTTACTTATCTTATCTGTTACTTTATATGGAACACCTAATACTTTACCAACATCTTTGATTGCTACGCAAGGCGTAATAAAATTAAAATTGATAATCTGACAAACATTATCCTTACCATATTTGTCCATTAAGTACCTAATTACTTCATCTCTCTTATTAAAGTCTGTGTCAATGTCGGGCATTGACACTCTTTCTGGGTTTAAAAATCTTTCAAAAATAAGATTATGCTTTATAGGATTTAATGTAGAAATATGTAATAGCCAATTAACTATTGAGCCAGCACCAGAATTATGAACTGCAACACTTTCCACAACATAAGATGTATCATCTTTCACGCTCAAATCATATACTTTTCCTTTGTAGCAAAAAGTGTTAATTTCCCTTATTCTATGATAGACATACTGTCCATCCTGATAGCTCAAACAATACCCTTTTTTTGAGTATTTTTTATAACCTAAATTAAAACTTCCCTTGCAAATATTGTCTAATATTGAAAGACTTTCTCTATCAAGCACTTGAACACTAACCTCGTCACTCCAATTAGCATTCGACTTATGGTGTCTAATGTTTATATTGGATTTTATATTCTCAAGGGCTAATAATAGTTGCAGTTGCTTCGCAAGATTATAATTAATAGTTGAATATTTTGTTTTTTTGCTGTTTCCAATTTTAAAACACCCATCACCAGACCACAATCCGTAAATCAAAGCTCTTCTATACATTTTTTGCAAATCAAAAAGAAAATTTGGAATATGTTTGTTAGAAGCCCCTTTCCCAAACAAAGACAACATTAATTCGCCTACAATAACTGAATTAATATTAATTTGCACTGCTTTTTTCTTTTCATCAAACCTTAAACAAGCCTTTCTGCCAAAAAACTCTTGTAAAAGATTCGCAGTTTTATTTATCAAATCTTTTTTACAAGAATGATGAGATATTCCAATGCCTATTACATTTCCATTTTTGAAATGCACCCAACCTTGTGAAATATACAGTCCTGACAAAAAAAAGAACGATTCGTTTAAAGGAATAAATCGTTTAATCATAGACCTGCTTCCATTATGTTTACACCAAACATAATCGTTATTATAATCAACATTTTTTACAAAATTAACTATATCAATAGTCTGCATACTATCTGAGTTAGAATTATTGACTCGCTTTTTTGGGTAACAAATAAAGTCACCTACTGCTAAATCTTTGGCTTGAATCCAACTTGGTGCCCAATTCTCTTGTTTAAACTTACAAGTCAGATATTTTGTACAATCTTTAGAGCAATATCTCCTTGTCTTATCTTTTCGTTTTGCTTTCTTGTATTTTATACATTCTACAGATTTTACTGCTAAAATTTCGTGATTGTTTGTACAACGAATCGGGTTTGTATCTGACGATTTCAATTCATACATTAATTCATCACAATCATACTCAAAGACATTTTGAACAGGCTTAACATTACCCAAATGAGTTATTACTTTATCATCTATTTTGACATCTTCAATGTTTTTTACATAGCCATTGTCCAACAATACTTTTGAACCTTTAACGAAGCATCCTCTACCGTCACCGACTGCTATATCATTACTTTTAGCAAAGTTAATCAAATCCCATACAATGAGAAAATATCCGTCAAATCCCATTTGATGAATTACAGATAACTCATATTCTAACCGGTCTCTATAAATTTTTTGTTCGTCAGCAGATAACTTATCAAGTCCACGCTGTTTAAAACCATCTTCACATAATTTAACTAAGTATTCATAATTATCTTTATACCCCTTTGGAATAGGGAATGTCGGCAACTGCGGCTTTTGAAATGGCATATGCACTTCATCAATCATATTAGCTATCTTAACGGTATTAGCCATTGCAAGACTTACATTTTCTCTGCCAATCTGTTTATCCATAATATTATGGATTTCTTCAGGAGATTGCATATAACAATCTTTATATGTTTCACCAAGAGTATCTTTGTCGTGAGCAATCTTTACAAGATACTCTTGATAATACAAGTCCTCTTTGGTTGAAGCGTGAGAATCACAAGTAACAATAAATTCAGTATTTGTAGCCTTAGCAAGTTCAATTATCTTTTTATTATACTCACACTGCTCTATTGTATCGTGTGATTGCATTTCAAGATAAAAATGTGGAAATACAGATTTATATTCATTAATATATTCTATACACTTATTAAAATCATCTTCTCTTGCCAACTTAGAAGCAAGACAAGCAGAACTGATAATAAGGTCTTTACCATAAGGCTTCATAGCATTTAAATCAACTCTACCATGATAATAAAATCCCTCAAACTCACCTTTTGTAATCAACTCATTAATAGCTATTCTACCTTTTTCGTTTTTAGCCAAAGCAAGTAAATGAAAATATTTATTTTCAGTGTCGCTTACACTCATGTCAAATGCTTCATAGAACTCAACACCAAATATCATTTTTATATCTGGATATTTTTCTTTTAACTTATCAAAATATACCCAACTATATTCATTGCCGTGTTCAGTAATAGCAAAAGCTGAACACCCTAATTCTTTTGTCCTCTGTAAATATTCAATAGGCGAACTATATCCATCAAGTAACGAATAATACGAGTGGTTATGTAAATGTACAATTTGTTCTTTTACCACTTATTCACCACCTCATAATCATCAATAATAAATTGGCAGGTGGCTATGCCTTGGTAATAATTGATATTAGCCTTACCAACAGCATTTACGAACAAGGTTCCATAGTCACTAAAATCATCAAATGAGTTAAGAACTTCATCAGTTTTTAAATCAACATTAAATTTCACAATATTAACACCACTGTCAGTTTCAAGCTTCCAACTATTACCAAGTTTCCCCATTATTTTAAGCTGTTCTCTGCTTAATTCGATATTTTCAATGGCAATCAAAGGTTCGTCTATATTTTGACCGCAATAATTGCTTACATCAGACAACCTTTTCATTGTTTCAATGGTTAAGTCATCTGACTGAATAATAAAGTCACAAAACTTACAAGTGTTACCGCTGTCAATATTAAGATTATTTAAAGTGCTTATTGCATTTTTAATGTTGTTTGAAACAATTTCTAAACCGAAAGCATTGCCGTGACCTTGTATCATTTCAAAGCAGCTTGTATCAGTTAAAACATCCTTTAGACTATTGATAGAACTATTTTTATAATTTCTACCTGAACCGCCATATAAACCTTTCGTTTTAGTTTTTCTAAGACAAAGAGTTGGTTTTTGATATTTTTCAGCAATCTTAGTAGCTAACACACCTGTCAAGGTATCAGCAAGAATTTTACTTACATTAATAAACAAAACCTTATCTGTATTTTTATCAATTAACGGCTCAATCTCACACATAGCTTTGGTAACTGCTGTTTGTTGTCTTGTCTTAGTATTACTACAAAAACGAGCCACTCTTGTATAAATATCCTCTTTTACAATTTCATTTGAACCACGCTTTTTGTAATCGAAGTATTCATCTTGCTCTATAAAAGATTTGAACATTAATTCCTTTTCTTCTTGTCTGCCCATTCTAATCATTGCATTAATTAACGGAACAATATAAAACTGAATGTTATGAATTGACACATTATTATGAATAGTATCTCGTTGTCGCTCAATAAATGCACGAAAAACTTTATTTTTTATGTTTTTATGAATCAATCCTTTATCTATCAGCCTTTTAGTTTCATACACTCTTATGTCCATCATATCTGCAATGTTGCCCAAAGCTACTAAGTCAAGATAGTTATTAGCTTTATCCTCAAGGTTTACATCATCAAGAGCCTGTAAAAATTTATATACTACTCCGACACCAGATAATTCTTTGTTAGGATAAACACCGTCATTGCTATTAACAACAATAGCATAAGGATTATCCTGCTCAATAATATGATGGTCTAAAATTATAATATCAAGATTTGAATTGTTTTCTTTCAGCTTTTTACATTCTTCAATATCATTACTGCTTGCATCAGGAATAATTAATAATTCAATATCTTTTGGTATTTCTATATCATTAGTTAAACCGTGTTGTTTCTTTGTATGTAGAGAATAAGACAATCTGCAATTTGGAAACAAGTCATTAATGTAAGAATACATAATAGCACCCGAAGTATAACCATCAACATCAGAATCAACAACAATATGGATATTACTGTTATTATCAGTATGTTTATTAAAACATTGAACAGCCTTGTCTATATTCTTAAATAATTTATACGAATATAAAACTTTATCTGTCAAAGAAAGATATTCATTAATATTATCAATACCTCTATTTTTTAGGACTGTATCAATTATATTATTCAAATCATTTTTACTATTCTCAATTAATTTGTATTTTAATTTATTACTTATTTTTTATCACCTCAAATTTATTATGTTTTTCTTATCATTTAATAACTGTTTTAATTTTATGTAGTTATCAGAGGGTGATTCTTTCTCCCCTAAAACACCGCCCTCATCAATAACTGCATAAAGGTTTATTCCATTAATAAACTTATCTGCTATCCCTTGTAATTCAGAAATACCCACATCTTTATCAAACAGAAACACTATATTACCACATAATCTTGATAACTTATGTATTTGAGTTTTAGTTATTTTTTTACCACAAGTAGCCACAACATTTCTATAACCACTTGAAAACATTTGCATAACACCTTTTTCAGATTCTACTACATAAACTGTGTTTTCTTCTTTTATATAGTCATATGTAACATTAAGACCATATAATATTTGACCTTTTGAGCAAGGCTCAATGTATAAATACTTATTTGCTTCATCAGATACCTCTCGGTAGAAGTATCTCCCCTTAACTCCTACCAAAGTACCTATTTCATCACGGATTGGAATAGTTATTCTATTTGTTTCACAATCAAACCCAATTTCAAATAATTGTTGCGTTTCATAATCAATATTATCTTCGTAAAACATATCATTGACATAAGGGAAATAATAAGATAAAATTTTTTCACTTATAGGCTTTACAGGATTTTCCTCTTCACTTTGTGTAGAACAATTGCTTAATTCAAATAACAGCTTAGTAATTTTTAAACTTTCAGGAAGTTCACTATCAAAATCGTAATAATAATCTATTCCAACACAAGAACATACAAATTGCATAGATTGAAAGAAATTACATTTCTGAAAAAACATAACTAAACTAAAAATATCAGAAGTATTATTCTGTTCAATATTTCTTGTGTAATCAATAACATTTAGACTATCTTTATATACAGTAATAGCTGTTTGATTGTCTCCGTCCGGATTAGCACATTGATAGTATTCCCCTTTATTTTTAATGCTATGACAACCAATTTTTTCTAAAACTTTATATATTAAATCATTATTTATTATATATTCTTTTAGCTTTTGAACTTCCATTTATTATTCACCCACTATCTTCCTGTTATTACTAATTGCCCCATTTCATACCATTCGTTGGTATCAAGGTCAACTTGATATACCATTTTATATTTATTACCAACTCTGTTTTTATCGGTCACACCAATATAATATTTTTTAGAAGTATCAAGCTCTTTCTCTCCAAAATCTCCCCATTCTGAATCATAGACAAGATACTTATATTTATTATAATCTTTTAAATCTACCGATTTAAACAAGACCAACGAGTCTAATATATGCTTTAATTGTTTACAATTTGCAATATTTGAAGAACATAATTCCTCTGGTTTTACAAAGTTGGTATCATCAGTAAGCTGTATTGAACAGTAAATAAAAATATCAAGTTGCCTTGTTAATTCTGACAGCATAGTCGTAGTAATTTTTAGTCCTGTCCAATCCCCAACTGTACTGTCAGTATCTTTTAATGTATCATAAAAGAAATATTTTGTTTGAGTAATCATATTTTGTTTACGAATTTCAAGTTCAAGTGTTTGGTTATCGTAAGCTGATACCATATCAACAGCAAAAATCAAACCTTTACTTTCCTTTTCAATCCAATCAGCCACTTTAAGAATATTCTCAAATTCTGTTGATTGATTTGTTACTCTTGAGTAATAATCTTCATAGCTTTCAATAAATTCACCGTCAGCATTTTGCTTTCTGATAACAAATTCACCTTTACCGTCTTTATATAAGCCAAGAGTGATTTCTCGTTCCTTTTTGGTAATATGTATTCCGTGTAATTCTTCAAATTCTTTATTGTTAATTACTGTCGTCAACAAACAAAATTTCATATTCTCAATAGACATTTCATTGAGTAATACACAAACTTGTTGTTTCTGATATAGCGCCAAATAAGCAATTAACTTAAACATAAATCTTGATTTACCGTCATTTGACCTCATACCAACACACATCAGTGATTCAGTCTTTAAACCTCTAAACATTTCATTCCACAAAGGATAAGGAACTGATACACCCATATCTGGTACTTCAAGTCTTTTTAGTATCATTTCTTTAATGTTAGAATTTAATATCTCTGTTTCGGCATTACCTAAAATAACAGTAGAAACCCTATCTATTTTTGACCTTACAAGTCTTGGTATATCACTTGAACTCCAAGATTCAAACTTAGGATGAGAAACAATCTTACTTACATCGAAACCTTTTCTGTCATATTCTCTTAATAAAGAATACTTCTTTATAACCTCAGCATAGGATTTAGCATTTTCAGGCAAGGCTAAATCTATCCATTTTTGAATTGTAGCCCAACCGCCATAATTAATATATTTTTTATAACGCTCGTTATCTTCGGTCATATATGTAGTAATAATTGCGTTATCAAACATTTGGCTTCTGTTTTTGTAAACAACTTCTGCGTTGTCATAAAAAAATCTTGTTACTTCATCGGAGAAATCATATTTACTCCTGATTTGCGTTGAATACTCAACAAGCAATGCAGGTTGTTTGTAAATCGCCCCAACGAATAATATCTCATTTTGTATATTATTTAATTTTATTTCTTTATCCTCTGTAATAAAATAGCACCGCCTGTCTTTATTCTTATTTTGTATAATCTATCTTGTTATTTTTTTAAATCTCATCTATAACTGAACTTATATCAAAGATAGTTTTATTACTTTGTTTACGATAATTCTTGTATAGACTATAATCAATTTTATCGTTTAACCTTTGTTCCAACATTCGTTTACGATTTAATTTATCTTGCTTAATGTTTTCTTTCCATTGGACATAGTCGTCATATTGATTAACAATTACAGCTATATCATAAGCGAATATACTATCTACATTACACCTAATACCTCTTTGCTTATTTTTTGATATTAATGTTGTATTAATACCTTTTAATTCGGCAGCTTTAAGTCGAAACATATCATATAGTTCATATATTGGAATAGGCTTATTAATATTTTTATACTCGCCACTCACTACTTGAGATATAAGTTTTCTTGCATAAGGTGTTATTGTCGTTTTGCTAAAAAATAAACAATACCATTCTATAAGTAAAGTATTACATTTTGCATTTAAAACTATTAATTGAGTATCTTGTTTTAAACTTTTTAAATATTTTTCACATTCATCAATGTTTTTTTTACCTTTTTTTAAAGAAGTTTTATATTCAGTAAAGCAATGACAATGGCAGTAATGCTTTTTGTCATAAACAAAACTGCCATCATATTTTTGCTTTAAATCTATATTTCCTTTACAGTAAAAACATTTTACTGACAGAGCCATTTTAAATTACTGACTCAATAATTAATAAATACTTATTGAGTATGTCTATATTATCAATAGTATTATATCTTACTGGTAATTCAGCTTTCTCAATAAGGCTTTTAGCTTTAGCCTTTTTTGTACTTGTCAAACTTTTAAGTGTAGAACTGATTTTTGATTTAATTTCGTCAGCAGATACTTCTGTAACTGTTGTATCTTCGGTATCATCAGATATTAAATCATTTTTAATATTTTCAACTTCAACATCTACACTTTTATTGAAAGTATTTGTGGTTGTAACATCTTTTTTATTCTTATTTCTGTCAATTACAGGTTGCCAAGTTAAGAGGGTCGGATTTTCAATAATTTCATTTTGCTTACATATCATAGTTCTATCCTTACCCTCAACAAGAGCAATTACATCTCCACTTTCTTCATCCTGTAACATATGTAAAACAGTCTTTACATTATAAGCTACATCTTTAAAACCTTGCGGTCTTTTTTCGCCTGTTGCAATCATTTTAATGTTGCCTTCTTTATCCTTTACGCTCTCTTTTACATCTTCTTCTCTACAAGTTACTGCAAAATGTTTACCACTTGCAAGCAAGTCAAGAATAAAAGCCTGTCCGTCAAATTTCAGAGTTTGATAGTCCTTTACTTCTAAACCTGCACCTTCAACAGCTACAAGTTTTTCCTCACCAATAATTTCTTTCTTTTTAGCACGAACATTAGCTCTCTTTTTGGAAAATTCAACAATACCTTGCTGTCGAGCCGTATAAAGAAGAGATAATCCATCTACAACAATAGCATCAGCAATGAAAATATTGCCGTCTGCGTCTAATGCGGTTTTTTCTTCATTATCCTCGTCATCAAAATAGTAAATTTCTTCGTTCGCCGAAACTGTCTTTATAAGGTCTCTTGCTTCTGTCAATGACTGCGTACTTGCAATGAAAATATTTCTGCTGTCAACACCCTGTTCTGTAAGTTTGTCAAGGTAACTATCAATTGAACCTGCTTCGGCATCTATATAAAGAACTCTAAACGGTTTACCATCCTCTCTCTTCATTTTTGCAAATTCGAGACAAAGGCTTGACTTCCAAGTACCCTGCCTACCATAAATCAAAAAACCAAGTTTTTCTTTAATTGCTGTTGCTCTACGAATTACCATATATTATTAATCCCACTCCTCTCCGTCAACATCATCCCAATCATCACTGTCGGACTTGCTTGTCTTTGTTGAAAATTCTGCTTTTGCAGTATCATTCGCTTTCTGCTTTACAAGAGCTTCTTCGATAATTTCTTCACTATATGTAGTTGTGTCAAGAGAACTTTTATCAGCACCATTAACCATTAATTTAATAGAGTACGGAGCTTTTACCTTATTCATTTCAATACCAACACCCCATTCATCATCACTCTCAACTTTTTCAGAACCAAATTCCGCAAAAATATTACCACCTAATTCAATAAGATTATATGGTTTACAATTCTTTTTTAAGATACTTGCTAACTTGTTGTCACGAGTATATAATTCAATATCTTCAATCGAATCATAATTTACAACCTTACCGCTGATGATAAATTCTCCGTCAATTTCCTTGCTTTTATCTATTCCCATAAAAACAATTTCTTGCTTAAATTTATTTTCTGATTTAAAATTTTCGTTGTCAAAGTCAATATCGTCTTTACACAAAGACACCTGTGTAAAATCAAAGTTTGTTTTATGCGAACCCTCATAGGTGGAATATGTGATATTACCTTTCACAAAAACACTATCGTTATCTTTTAAGTGGTCTGCAATTTCTTTGCAAGCATCAAACTGAGTAAGGCTTTTTTTACTGTTTACAAGGCTTCCCTTTTTATCAACTATCTTTTCTACTCCACAATTAATACCAACAAGTCTATAATTTTCACCCGGAGACTTAAATCTATCACTCCAATTAACCTTTTCAGTTACTTTTGTTTTTTTATTACCTGTTATTTCTTGCTTAGAATAATAAACATAGTCCTGTGGCATACCAAACTGCTGTACATACACCGAACAATCAGGCTGATACTCTACTCCAAAATTAATTCTGCGGTAGTCTTTCCCATTTCGTGATTTACCTTCTGTATAGAAATTTTCCTTTTCAACACCTGTTACCTTGCCTTTTACCTGAAAATAACCTTTTGTCTGTCTCAAACCCAAACCCTTATTATTACTCAACTACACATCCACCTTTCTTGTTTTCGTCATTCTTTACTTTCTTATTCTTTCTCGGTACATAACCCTTGCAGTTTTTATCTTTTAATACTGTAATAAATTCACCATCATTTTTCATAGATGGTACAGTTAAACAATTAAGATTTCTAAAGACATCATATGTACATACTTCTTTACCGTTCTTATCGTATAAACTATGTTTTTCTTTCAATGCTCTACATTGCTTGTACTTAAAATCCAAATTTGCACAACCATTACAGGTTGACTCTTTCTCAATAGTAAAATCTCTCAATTTTATTATCCTTTCTCTGTCTCAATTTTGTTTTCTTTGTTGTTTTTCTCATAATTTGCTATATTTTTATTATTTACAAGAAATTTAATAGCATTAGCTCTTGCTAAAGCAGGATTTTTATTTTCTCTCAATTTTTGAAGAACGATAGTTGAAATAGAATATGCACCAACTGCTAAACCTTTTCTGTAAGCTGCATTATACACATTCTTTACTGTTTCTCTTATCTTTTCTGGAAGTGACTCCATTATTTCTTCAACTGTTTTATTATTTAAATTCTCTGAAATTTATCTCACCACCTTTCATTACTAATATTATTCCGTTTTTAAATGGCTTCCGACACTCAACGGTTTAACTTTATTATTTGACTCGCTAAGAGTTTGACACTCCCCAGAATTAAAATTCAGGGGATTCAAGTGTAGTCTGATAGCGTTATACTACCCTTATACGCTTAGGACTTGCCAAAAGTCCACTATACAGTTCTTCAAAAGTGAAGTTCTGCTTACATTTTCTACCTATATTAGCCGCACCATTTACAGCCGCACCATTTACATCTGCATTAATTACAATACCATCTTTAGACTGATACAAACCTCTATGAATACGCTTACCACTAAATTGACCTAAATATGGCTGTTCTGCTTTGTATTCTGGAAGAATATCGTTATCTATGAAACTGCTCTTAGATGTGTAACTTTCTTCCTGCTCGATATAGCTAATACCATAAGTCCAACACAAAAATTCTAACTGTTGCCTGAGATTACTTAGAGGTATCTGTACAAAGTTCTGATTATTGATTTTACCTATATTTACAGACCTTTTGAAATCTTTATTATATCCTACAATCAGTGTACCTATCTGATGTTCAATACAGTTATTAATGATGTATCTTGCAGTCTTTTTGATAATATCATTGACACAATTATTTCTCTTGATTGTAATCCTGTTAATCTGATGAGTGGTTCTCATTCCTTGTTTCATAGCAATAGATTGAAGTCTTGCTTTTTCTTTGTTCCAATACTGATTGATTGATTTTAATTTACGACCATTCATTATGAATGGTGTCTCAACATTGGAAACACAAGTAGCAAGATTTTCTACCCCTAAATCAATAGCCATAATATTATCTGGATTTACAAGAGTTTCTTTCTTGTACCAACGATATACATACTGAATTTTGAAGTATCTACCATTATCGTGAGGACATATTCTAACTTCTTTTAATTCTACACCATTTAATCGTTCTGGATATGGAATTAAAATATCTTCCATATATGGATGTGATTTTCTATATCCTCTACTAATTGGTAGTTTAAAATATCCATTTACTACACTTATTGCATTAGTCGATAATATCAAGTTAAAATATCCACCTTTTTTACGATAATGTGGAATCTTTACATCGTGGTAACGATAATCACCTGTTTTACATTTCTTTAATAGATTAAAAAATGATTTAAAACTTCTATCAGCTACTTTTAAAGTCTGTTGTGCAACGCCTGCTTGTAGTAAAGCATAGTTTTCATTTTCTTTACATTTATAATAATTACTCTCGTAAGTAAAAAACTGTTTCTCATTAAAAAAGTATTGTCTGATATTGTAAAGTGCAACATTATAGAGATTATTTGAATACTGGCATAATTCTTTTAATATCTGATACTGCTGTTTTGACAGTCCTCTGATGACATTACTTTGCACTGCAAATTTCATTAACATTTCCTCCTTTCTTTAATATTTTAATATATACATATTATACCGCTTGTTCCCTACAAATAAAAAAACAAAGCTACCGTAATAACAACACTTACAAATGGAATCCCAAACAAATTAATATTTCTAATTGCTCTGGACTAAGATTAATAACAAGTTTATTTTCTTCAATTTTTACATCTGAATTATAAACAACCCTAATAACATATTTAACAAGCAAAAATGCACTTCAATAGTATATTGTTTTCTACTCCACCTCAACAGGCTTACCATCAACCAATGTATAAAAAGTATCTGTCTTAATAATCTCGCCGTCAACTTTAAAGCATTTGCAATCAATGATTTTATTCGTATCTGTTTCAAAATCCCACTTAACCTCAGTCAGAACAATATAACAACCAATGTCACCTTTAGCCATAGAGCCTTTACCAACAGCCACAGCAACACTGTTGTTTTTACACATTGCTTGAGAATTATTGCCAACAACCATTGCACCGCAATTGTCACCTGTAGCACTTGCCCCACTGTAATTGCCTGTAGCCATTGCACCGCAATTGTCACCTGTAGTAATTGCCCCACTGCAATTGCCAACAACCATTGCCCCGTTGCGCCAACCAACAGCACTTGCTCCGTTATAGTCACCTGTAGCACTTGCTCCACTGAAATCACCAACAGCACTTGCTCCGTTATAGTCACCTGTAGCACTTGCCCCACTGTAGTCACCTGTAGCACTTGCTCCACTGAAATCACCAACAGCACTTGCTCCGTTATAGTCACCTGTAGCACTTGCCCCACTGTAATCGCCTGTAGCACTTGCCCCACTGTAATCGCCTGTAGCACTTGCCCCGTTGCGCCAACCAACAGCACTTGCCCCACTGTAATCGCCTGTAGCCATTGCACCGCAATTGTCACCTGTGACAATAGACTTTCCTTTATCAAATTTCGCTTTTGACAAATTAAACTCAACACCTGCTTTAATTAATTCATCAAAAGAAATCTTACTGCCAATTTTAAGTTGTTTTGTAACGGATTTTTCACCATTACTCTCTGTAACATCTTCTGGTGCTTCAACTTCTGCATACTCTGAAAAACTTTTTGTTTTTGAATTATAAAACGGATAATACTTCAACACATTTAATGGATTTTCGCAGAAGTGCATACCACTTTCACATAAAGTAGCCTTATCCTCGTTAAACACCGTGTTTCCGGCATACTGCTTGTCTCTGCATACTAATCCTTTGTTGAAACCTTTATATCCTTTTATCATTTTTTCTGACATTGTTATTTCTCCTTTATTGTTGCTTCCCTATACTAATATATTGATAAACTCTTACTTATTTAGCACAGGACATACACTGAGACCTCTCTCTTTAATGTATTCGATTGTTTGCTCTGCTGAAAAAGTTTTCATTATATCGTCAAGAGTCATATCTATTTCTGTATAAGTTCGCTTACAAGAGATAGTATTAAAACACTTATAAGATGTTTCAGTCAAATTACAACTGTAATGAACATTTATAAATGGTTTATGTCTAAAAATTGATTTCGACCATGATAAACCATTTATATAATGACTCTCTAAAAATTCAAAACACTCATCAAAACTTTTGTGTTTAAAAATTATTTTTTCAGACAAACTATCATTAGACATTATGTAAGTATTACAACCAAATTTTTCCCATTCATCATTATCAATAGATACATATTTTTTCACACAATATATCTTCAACAAATTTAAACACTCCTTTTCGTTGCTTATGGATTATTCGGAATTTCCGAATTTCTTAAATCACTCCTCAATCTGCTTGTAAGCTCTATAAAATTCATCTGCTCATAAATAAACACGAAGATGTATCCGCTTGCCGCAATCATAAAGCCACTCCCGTCCCCTCTACACCAATCTATGATGAGAAAACGGTCAGTGTTATTCAAAAAGTTTTGCCATCTCGGCATCTTTAAATGATTGTCCACAATAAGAGCAGTAGTTCAACAGACCTCTTCCTGTAAATATACCCCCACAAATAGGACATTCATATGTTGTCCAATAAAGCACCTGTATATCGGCTTTAATTGGCTCCTTCGCTGCCATTATCTTCTTCGGTATCTGCTTTTCAATAGCTTTTATAGCAACCAAAACACTCTGATAATCCTTGCAATCAGGCGAACAAAAACCGCCTTTTATTTCTTCTTTGAAAAAATCTAACGCTTGTTGGTAATCCATTTTATTCTCCTCTCGTTTCGTCAAGCCATTCGTAAACAGTCTTTAAATTCTGTTCATTCTCAATTCTAAATGAAGTCCATTCTTTTCCGCCAAGATTAAATTTTACTGCATATATAATTCCATCACGACTGTCGAATGTTGAAGCTACATATTTAATAGCCTTTCTTTTACGCTTAACAATATTTTGATACATATCCCTACCCCAACCATTATTTTTAGATATATAGTCAAGCAACTCTAAATATTGTTTAGGTGTCATTCTTAAATCACTCCTCGACAGGTTTAAAATATTTGGCTTTTATCCATATCCATTGATTTCTTTCATAAATTAAAAATGTAGGATAGCCATTCTTATTATTTTTAATATTAAAGACTTCATAACTTGATTGACTGAATTTTGTTTTATACATCATTATTGGGACAACTCTCATAATTTTTTATCCTCCTGAAAGTTGCGCAGTGATAACGTAGCCACCGCACAACTTGTCATTTTTTAGTTCTCAATATTATTGAGCATTTTCTTTAAATCCTCGATAGAACTGTTTTGCAGAGCTTCATCCTCTTTTGCTGCAATAGCAGACATAATTTTTTGCTTTTGAATTTTCTTCATAGTCTCATTCTCTCTTGCTTTTCTCTCTTCTAACTTAATAGACACGATATACTTCACAATATTAATTTTAATCTCAAGCTCTGTATCTACATTTGTCTTTGTAGATAAAAGACTTTCCTCGTCAGATTGTTTAGCTTGCTTATTTAAAGATTTATAAATAGAATCTAAATTTGCAAGAGATAAATCCCATAAATCTTCAACTGAAATCAATCCTCTAAAAGGGAATCTGATTTTATTTCTTACTGCATACTCAAAAATATTTACTTCCATAATATTATTCTCCTTTTATTTTAAAATTTAATTTTTAATACTCTTTCTGTATTACCTTTGACTTTTACAACCAATTCATCACGCTTTGTTGCCGAAAAACCAATTCCAGACACCAGACAATTGCTCTTCTACTTTATTAACACTCATTTTAGAACCAAGAGCTGCAAGAACTCTTTTGTGTTTTAACAGTTCATTATTTAAAAATTCATTATAAAATCCATTTGGCGTTTCAGGATTTAAACAATCTTTTAACATAAAGAAATAATGCTTATGTCCAATTCCATTTTGCCCATTCCAATAATTAGGTGAATACATAATTACAGAAACAGGTACAAACTGATTACTTTTTAAGTTCCATATCTCTTTTGAGGACACAGCAGAAGAAGGAATTAATTCTTTAATTGTAAATACTCCGTTGGAATCAAGTGCAACCTCTGCTACTGAAACATTTTCATCTGTCCTCATCCGTTTGTTGTAATCAAATGAAAAAATTTGACCGTCAAACTCAATTTCTGCTCTAAATCCTTTTTTTGCCATACCGCTGTATTGATGCACAAAGAATAAATACTTACCGGGCTTCATAGTCTTTCTATCTGCCCAAGTAATATTTTCAACTGCAACCATTCCATCCGGGGATATGACATCAACATCTAACTGCCCTTTTGTAGGAGAAAAATAAGGCTTTTTAGCAGAACCAAAATAAATTTCATAATCACAAGCAGACTCTTTACAGTGTGCATCAAGGTCGCAGTTATCACTGCCATCCTCATTCCATTGGATAGAAAATCTTAAATCTCCATCGACCTTTCCACCTGCTAACTTAACCTTTTCTTTTATAGAATCTGTTACATTACCGGCATAAGCCCAACCAAAGTTATTATCCCATTTAAACATTGTTTTTGCATTTTTATGTTCAGGAGCAATTAAAGAAACCATATTATTTGAATGTTTGTTTTCAAGATAAACTTCAACCTCTTTTGCAGATGGAAGTATATCAGAAATAAATCTATCAACTGAAATTTCTTCAACCTTAGAAAACTTTTTTGGCTTTACAGTAACTTCTTTTTCCATTTCTCCAAAAATATCATTCACACCTTGAATCCTTTTAGCAGAGTCCTTGTTAGAAAAAAGAATATTATTCACGGTAATATCATCAAGCGTTGCGAATCTTCTGCCGAGAGAATCCATATAACCAAGTTCTGTAATAGTGTTCTTTGCCTCTTCAAGCATTTTCTTTGTAAAAATCTCTTTTGGTCTTTTATAATTACTCGGAGCAACAATCTTTTCATAACGCCTCACTGCTGTGTCTAAATCCATTTCATTACTTAAATCCACAAGAAGTGTTCCAATACTATGATTTCTGATTCTGCCAATTGTTTTGCCGACCTTAACAGATTGTTCCCAAGCAAAAAGATTTTTCTTTTTATCTGTTTTAAGTTTATCGTATTCTTCTTTATATCTACGGAACTTAATTAATGAGGTCTTCCACTCTTGCCCCCTATATAAAGTGTTAGAATTAATAAGCTCAATAACAGTATCAAGTGATTCCATATCAATATCATCGAGAGAACGCTTAAAAACATTCTTCGTATCTCTGAAATCACCCTTAATTTCTCCAATAGAACAAGAAGTGGTGTTCACAAACTTATTAGGAAGTTCTAAGAAGAAATGAGTCCATTCGTGCATAACACCATTTTCCATTTCCTCATAATTTTGTAAAGTTCCAATTTTTTTAACTTTACTAACATAAACATCTGTTACTGCGTGAGCTTTTATAAAGGCTGATAAAGCATTTAATACGGGTTGATATGTACTATCATTTGTTTTAAAATCCCAAATTGTTGTAATTTTATTATCTTTAATAACAACCGCATTACCGATAGCCTTGATAAATTGGCGACAGCAACAACAATCGTGCTCTCTACGCTCCCTATAAATTTTATTTGTACCTAAAGGAAAACTATCTAAGTACAAATTCCACATTTCGTCTTTATCTACATTTACCTCAAACAAATGCGTTACATCTTTTGTAATATCATTAAAATTTTCAATTAATTTGTTTCTCATCTCTGTAAAATTCATAATTCTTGTCCTTTCTAAATTAATTATTTTCTTATTAATAAATATAATCTGTATCAGTTGGCATCCCCCAACATTTAACACAATCTTTTTTTGTATTTGTTATATTTGGCGAGCAACAACTTGAGTATTGCAATCCGCACTTGTTGCAAAATGTTTTAGTCATTTTCTTCACCGTCCTTAATAGGCATAGGCTGATTCCAACACTCAGCACAAGTATAGTGTTTTCTGCAATCATTTATGTCTTTTAGTCCTAATTGGTGTGGACAAAGACACTTAGGTGTTCCGTCACCAAGAAGTTTAACATTCGGATAATGTTTCAAAAATTCGCTCAAATATGTTTTCGGCGGATGCTCATCGCTCCACTTTTGAATAATTGCGATTGCTTTGTCAGGATAGCTCTTTTCAAGTTTTGTACACGAAATATCCATACCATTCTTCGACCAGTGTAAAGGACAGTCAGCACAACCTTTAACTTCACATATATATCTATGTTTTTCTATCATCCTTTTCTTTTCTGCAAAGTAATTTTCAGTTCTTGAACAATCAATCAATTTCTTCACCTCTCCAAATCCATTCTCGCATCCATTCTCGCACCGCAATGTGGGCAATAGTTTTCAAATTGATAATGGTTGTTAATGACTTGATAAACAACCTCTCTCCCGCAAGTTAAGCAGTATGCTTCCGCTTCACCTACTTTTCTGTCTTTCTTTTTTACCCACTTTGAGAGTTTAACTTCGTCAACAACTTTAAGTTTAATTTTTATACGACTGATTTTTTTAATATGGGACAATCTAAAAACACAATTACTAACAACCTTATCCCCACAAGTGCAGAAATATCGTAACTTTGGTATTGACAAATTAGCGTCATTTTCAAAGGCTTTTTCACCTGTTTTATGTAAAATGCCCTCAATCACCGTTCCGTCAAAAAGTACGATTTCAACATATTTCCCTAAATGTCTTTCGAGTTCATATCTTGTCATAATTTTTACTCCTTATCCATTTTTGCTCCGCAGTCCTCACAATAACTCGCTCTATAATCTTGCCATTCGTGTTCTTCTCCGCACTCAGAACAAGTTTGAACACCGTTATCGTATTCAATCCATTTTCCGTGCCTGACCTCCTGCACATTGGCGGTAGGTTCTATTTTAATCAATTTAAGCACGGTATAATTATAAAGTGCTGTGCTGTTAATTATTGTGTTAATTAAGTGATTTTTCTCTATGTATTCTTTTTCAGCCATTATTTTCACGCTCCCTTTTTTCGGCAATAAGATGTAAGCCTTTGTAACAATCATCACATAGCTGTATTTTAATTTTTCTCTTGCTTCCGATAGGAATTGCAATCCTACTTCCGCAATCAAAATCCATCCCTACATAAAATTCCTTCATTTTAACTGTGTGTGGATCTGAGATAACTTTGTTACAACAATCGCACTGATAAACCCTCATTTACTTTCACTCTCCTCAATAGGCTGATTCCAACATTCTACGCAGCCGCCTACTCTACAAGTCTTTATATCTGTCAAGCCTAACTTTCGAAGGCATATTTCAGGTGTTCCATCGTGAACAAGAGGAGCATTCGGATAGTTTTTTAAAAACTCACTTAAATAAGTTTTTGGTGGGTGTTCATCCGACCATTTCTGCACAATTGCAATTGCTTTTTCGGGATATCTTTTTTCAAAACTTACACACGATAAATTTTCAGATGTCCAATTGTTTGTGGGATATAAAGGACATTTTTTGCAATTGATTTTGCATATTCCGTATTCTGATTCTGTTGCTCTTGTCATTCTTGCTTTTTCGGCAAAATAATTTTATGTAAAATCCTTTCTTTTCACCGATAATATTTTATCAATTTTAATAGTTGGTTTAGGCACTCTTCTTTTTAATATAGGCACATTCATTCTGTAATGTTCCAAGATAATATCTCTAATATTTATGTACACAATATCTGTAATAAGTGGAATAAATAACAGCATACATTCTCCACCAACCGTTTCATTTCCTCTCCAAGATACTGCTTGTTCTCTGCAAATAAAAAATAATACAACTGTAATAACAACACTTACAAATGAAATTCCAACCCTTAATCGCTTTAATGTTAATATAAGTTTATCCATAAAAAATTTCCTTTCTTTAAATAATATATATAAACCCACCGCCAACCGCTATCAATTCTTACATTAATAACATTTCTTTTGTCAATAACGGATTCAGCTTATAAGGCAACCACAAAGCAATTCTTTATAGCGACACTTATCCGTTATGTGTCTGTTTTATTTTAAAAGGAGGTGTTATTTAAGCATAATCTATAATTCTATAATATAGTTATACTTGTCTTGTTATTGGCAGAACTATAAGGATTTGAACCTTAATCAACAGAGTCAAAGTCTGCTATGCTAACCATTACACCATAGCTCCATATATATAATCTGCAACAAAAGACTTCCGAAAATTTACAGTTGATTTTCATATTATATATTCTGTTTGTTTTTTATTCTAAACTAATTCCAATACCAAATTTTTCAGCATAGTCATCAAGCTCTTCCCTTTGAATATTTAAATAAGTAGAAGTAATCTTTTGACTTGAATGTCCTAAAAATTCAGTTGTAAGTTGAATATCTTTAACATCATTTGAATTATCAATAACATTTCTTGCAATAGTCTTTCTCAAAGAATGAGTACCATAATGCTTGTTGAATAATTCTGTACAATTTTCATTTACACGGTCTGCGAAGTCTTTATTAACTACCCTTATTTTATCTATAAGCCTTTTAATCATTTTACGCATACTATCAGGTGTAGTTGGCTTTTCTCTGTTATAACATTGAGGAAATAGCCAATCGGACAATTTGCTTGCCGGTAAACACTTTGCAAGGTTATACTGCCCAAGTTTTTCAAGATAGAATTTTAAGGCTTCTCTGGCATATGAATTAATTTTCACACGAGCATATTTATCAGTCTTTTGTTCTTTTAAACAAAGGTGGTCGGCAATTTCAATTACACCATTTTTGATATTAACTACATCGCCAATCCTTAAATTAAGAATATCACTAACTCTACGGGCTACATTTACGCTCAATGTAATATAAGCAAGGTTGCGAATATCATTAATCGGATATTTACCATTTTGAGAATATAGATAGTCAAGCAATAGTTTAACTTCCTCGACACTAAAAGCATCAGTGGGATTATGCTTTGTTTCAACTGTTTTAATATAATCATCAGCAACAATTTGAGCCTTGACTTTAAAAGAATTATTATCAGTATTCTTAGTCGTACTTGTTTTTGTTATGAAATCCTCAAGACTTATAATATTATTACTAACAGGACTTTGATTTTGTGATTCAGTATTTAATTTATTACTTTCAAAAAAACCTGTAATAGCTAACTGCTGGCTCATACACACACTCCCAATATACTTAGTTATTTTTTAATGTTTTTAAGTTCTTATTTATTATAAGTTCGCTTTTTACATTTTTCCTTTGTTATTATTTGGCTATGCACCATTATAGCACATAGCCAGAATTAACTTTTTATAGGTCAAAAGTTTAGACCAAAAGTTTTTCGCCATTGATTATATCGTCTAATTGCTTTTTGAAAATCATCATTATTTCTTATTTTCGGATGTCCAAACTGAATTAATAGCTTTCTTTGAATAAACCCTGCCGAGATAATACCATCATTTTTTAAGTCATATTCATACATCCTTCGATATATACCCGACCATTTAATTGCATATATGGAAAACGATTTAAAACGGTCATCTCCCTGTCTTTTATGACTCCAACAATCTCTATAACTTTTAAAGGAATAGTTATTTCTTTGAGCTGTCATTGTGACCGCTTTAAAAAAATTCTTTGTCTTTTCATCAACTGAAAAAGTTACTCCATATGACGAAAGATAATACTTATCTCCACTTTTTTGTATTTGACATTCAAAAATATCATCAGATTTGATTTTAGCATTGTAATAACATAATAATGAGTATGCTAAAAACAAACTATATATTTCAAAGGCTTCCTCTCTATTCCTTGCCATATTATCAAAGAGATTTTTATTGACATTTATGATGTTGTGTTTATCCCATTTCATATCAGTAACACAATCCGGTACGACATTTAAAAAATCGACTTTATCTATTATAACAGGAAATTTTTGGTTGTTAATTTGAAAATACTCTCGTAAGACTGTCCTAAATAAATTCATTTCTTCTGAATAAGGACTTTTTGATATAAAATCAAAAAGCTCGCTGTCGCTCCATTTAAGACAACTTTTACCTATTCGTTTTTCTTCCTTTGACAGTTCTCTCATTTTAAGACTCATAAGATATTTTTGATGAACTGATTTTACAGTGGTATTTATTGCAGAAAATTTCTTATCATCGTCAGTAATATCTTCTCTTATAATATCAATATGCTGCTCTGATATAGCCATTAACATAAAACCTCTTTTCTGTTGTTTTAATTACATATTTCTTTTATTATATCAATATGTAACTTAATTTGTCAACGGCTGACATCAAGTTTTATCAAATGTTTTACGCTGCTTTAGCAACCAAATTAGTTTTCTTTTTATCATATACTACTTTTGCCAAACAACTCATACTAAGCATATTTAATACTGCAAATCTAACATTATTAATCTCTTTATTATTAAGGCAACCTATCTTCCTTACAAGATAATCTTGCGGTATAGTAGTTATCTGTTCAGCTAAAGCAATTGAAATTTTATTTAATCCATTTATAGCATTAGGATGTAAAGTTGTGTGTGTGGGTAATTCTTTTTTCTTTTTTGAAGTCAGAGGAACTACTGTTACAACCGAACTAAAATAGTTACCTGTGTCATTACTAACCACAATAACAGGTCTTAAACCTGTTTGAAGAGAGCCTTCGCCAGACAAATCTGCAAAAAATACATCTCCACATTTGATTTCCTCTGTGCAATTATTATTGACTCTCATTTTCATTCTCCTTCCATTTGGTATTTTAATTTAATTTTTTTCTGAATTTCTTTCCAAATCATTTTTCAGAAATATAATTATAGGTAAATCGCATTTTATTTTGTAAAAAGCGAAATATTTTTTAAAACCCTAATTATCTTCTGTACCACTATAATACATTATGTAATTTCATTTGTCAATAGTTTTTTTCAAAAATTTAAAAATTTTCTTTTAAGCCCTCTCTTTTTTCTTATTTTATCAGCAATCTTAAAAATCTTTGCCGGCAATCCCCAATCACCCTCGTGAAATTTACCTTTGTATATAAAACCACCACTCCATATTTTAGCATTGTGTTCACTATCAGCTACATAACCTTTGATTATAGCTTTCTCTCCTGTAATAGCCGACTTTGCATTAAATATGTATTCAACTATATGCTTGTTGAAATAATCAGTTGATTCTGTTATCGGTCTTACTTTTGCAAGTTCTGTTATTATATACTTGTAGTCCAACACATCGGATATGCTCATATCAGTAGGAAAGTCTCCACCTTTCGTAAAATCTAATATATCGCCAAAAATTGCAGGCGGGTAAAATATACTTCTTACAAAAGCTAATCCATTCTCTTGTTCAATCAAAAATGTGCAACATTCTCTTATTTTATTTTCAATTTCTTTGTTCATTTTAATTTTCATCCTTTCTTTTAATAATAGAACATCTGTTCGACTATACTATTATATACATTCTTTTACTAATTGTCAATGGCAGAATTTTCACAAGTTAATTTGTCTGACAATTCTTTTTGCTTGTTTCTTTCCCGTTGAAGTCTGTTGTATTCTTCTTGTTTCTTTTTTCTTTGTAACCTTGATACTGCGCATACCCTATACAACATTGCTCTGAAATTATATGGTAAAGCAACCAAACTGCGCATAAAAAACTAATCATTTTTCTCAAGTCCTTTCCGTTAAAATATCATTGACAAATCTGCCAATTTTTGCTATTATGTATAATGAACACTACCAAACAGGGTAGGCTAACGCTAACCCTCTCCAAATGGAGTGGCTTGTGTTTGTGCTATGAGGTATCATCAGGATTTTGGAAGGTCGAGATGATACCTCATTTCTATTATATAATTGTTTACTATTAAGGTATTCCTTGAAACTCAAGAAATACCTTAATATTTTGCAAGCTTGCTCATAAATTCCTCTCCACAAAAGAAATAGTCTCTATAAGATTGATAATAACTAACATCATTTTCATCTATGACATCTAAAGCATATTTAAGGCTTGGTTCTCTACATTCGTTAATATTCTCAATAATACAAATATAATTCATTCCATTTGTACTTTTTAAAACATATTTGTCTCCTACTTTATACATAAATATCACCTCTCCTTTTATTACTTTAATGTTAGAGCCAAAAAATTATGCTCTCTTTTTGGCGGACTCAATAAGCTCTTCTAACTCTAACATTTTGTCAACAATTTCTACAATTTTATCGTCATCAAAAGTGTTACACAAATTAAAACTAAATTTATAAATATAATTTTGGAATTTTTTAATTTCATATTGTGCTTTACAGATTGAATTTTCTATAACCATACTTGGGTGATATTCAAAAAAGGGAAATATGCAATCATTATTCCTTCACAATAAAAAATTAGTTTTTATACTTTGCTTTTTAGGTGAGACCTTTTCTATTATCTCTTTTTTTCAATAAGGATATTTGCAATCTTTGTACCAAGGCACATACACAGTATTTCCAATCTTCAACTTATCAATATCAACTCTTACTTTTCTTGTCGTTTCACCTTTTGTTATTATCATATGTATTGTCCTTTCTTTTATATAAAACCTTTATTTGTATTACAAAAATCTTCTGCCTGTTCAAAAGTGAGTCTATCCTCTAAGCACTTCCCATCAAGATTAAACACAGAATATTTTAAATAATTAGGATTATCTATTATGTTACCAAAATATGAAATTTGTCGTGCTGTATCCTGCTTAATAACAAAATTATTAATTTGTTTGATTTTTTTCATTATTGTTATGCTCCTTATATCGTTATTTTTTATATTCCAATGACATACTGTATTGTCTGTTTCCATAGAACTTCATTTCTGGTTGACTTTTTAATTTATATGTATTTTATATGTATTTTTTAATTGGATATTTTGTCCCATTAAGAATGATTATTATTTTTTACTCCACCTCAACAGGCTTACCGTCAACCAATTTATAAAAAGTATCAGCCTTAATAATCTCACCATCAACTTTAAAGCATTTGCAATCAATGATTTCGTATCCGTCTGTTTCACTATTCCACTTAGCCTCAGTCAGAACAATATAACAACCAATATCTCCTTTAGCCATAGAACCCCTGCCAATAGCCACAGCAACACTGTTGTTTTTACACATTGCTTGAGAATACCTACCTACAACCATTGCGCTACTACATCTACCCGTAGCGCTTGCTCCACTGTAATTACCTGTAACCATTGCCCCACTGTAATCGCCTGTAGCACTTGCTCCGCTGCACCAACCTGTAGCAATAGACTTTTCTTTATCAAATTTCGCTTTTGACAAATTAAACTCAACACCTGCTTTAATTAATTCATCAAAAGAAATCTTACTACCAATTTTAAGTTGTTTTGTAACAGACTTTCCACCTTTACTCTCTGTAACATCTTCTGGCGCTTCAACTTCTGCATACTCTGAAAAACTTTTCATTTCTGAAGCATAGAACTGCTTATCGCTGCATACTAATCCTTTGCTGAAACCTTTATATCCTTTTATCATTTTTTTCTGACATTTTTATTTCTCCTTTTCGTTGCTTTTTGTATTGCAAACATTCTTTTAGATTTATCAGTGATGATTTTATATTTCAAAACTTTCTCCTCTTATTAATCGTATCATAGTTTAAAAATAATTGCAATTATATTACCAAAAACTACCAATTATTTTTGAATTTTGTAGCAAATTTATATATTCTATGGTATCTTTTTGTCTATCTGCTATCTGCCCATCTCTAATCAGAGGCAATAACATATTTATTTGTTTTATTGCCTGCGAGTAATTATCAAATAAACCGTACACCACAACATTTTCAGCTTGTTGACTACACCCACAGACAGCAAACAAATCACTCACTTTAACAACCTTTCAGCCATATACACATTAAAGTTATCATCATATACAGCTCTTTCAGAGATTGACATTAAATACCAATCTCTCATACACTGCTCTCTATAATTCACATTCGCAGTAAAATGTTCAATAATATATTCAGACATTATGCTCCTCTCTTTCTTCTATAATCAGCCAATGGCACTCATCTTCGTTATCAACCACAACAGCCTCATTGGCACAAACTTCATTGTAATGTATGATTTCACATTCGGACATGTAATTATAATAATCTCTTTCCATTTCTCCGTACGCTTGAGAAAATGTATCGTACACACCGAATGTTTCAGGCTCATTGTTTATCGTTCTAAGTAATTTATATCTCATATTTCAATCCCCAATCCAACTTGCAAAAATGCTGAAATTCTGCAAGTTCACTATATGTATATCCTTATGCTTTATCCTGCATTTTTAACTGATTTTTGCAAGTTTGCAAGTTTGTGCATTTTGTTGCATAAACTATGTTCACACTATTGAGCATAGCCATTTACAACCGCAGAAAATAGCATTATAACCTATAACAGCCATAATAGCAAATGTAATAACAGTTATAATTATCTCGGCTCTGACAGCCTTCTGTCGCTGTTTGCGAGCCTTTATTCTATATGTATTGTTCATAACTTCTCCTTTTTATTCTTTTTAATGTAACATTCAATAGGGAATCCTTCTTTAATTAAATCAATAGAATCTTTAATATCGTAAATATAATCAATTACTTTGCGGCAAGAAGCCTTACCGAAGTCAATGCCTTCAAAAACTCTGTTACCTGACCTTGATTTATAGAATGATTCATAGTATATATCAAATATATCAGGATATTCTATGATTGAGAACACTTTATGAATAGCATTATCAATATCTGTAGCCTCAATACCTTTTATAACGGTAGCTCTAAAGGCATAATTATTTTTGAATGTTTCCAAATTATCAGCCCTTTTTAGTGCTCTTAATAAATACATTCCATAATCATAGAAAGAACACCATTTGCTACCAACCTTGAGGTCAAAAACCCCTGTTTCCTTATAAGGTTTTGAATTTATAATAAATCCTTCAGCCATACGCTTAAAATCTTCAATAGTACGAATTTTTGTTTCATATACATTCGCCACTCTGCCTTCATCATCATTATTGCAACCAACTCTATTGAAATGGATAATTTCATTATCATTGATTTTAACAACTTTAGTTTGAAATACAATCGGATAGCTCATCATCAATCTTCCTTTCCGCCCTTTGATTTATCCTCTGTTTTTATTTTCGATTTCCTTAAAATATCGGCAGTATTAAGGTATCTTTTCTCACACATAGCGGTAAATACCTTAACCACATTCGCCCATTCTTCTTTTCTGATATGTGCAATATACGGCTTACCACCTCTTGCTTTAAGGTTAATATGATAACCGTATAATAACTCATCGTACAATTCTTTCCACACCTGACCTATTGGAACACCTCTGACATTAGCCATAGTACGGATTGCTTTATTCAGACAGGCTCTGTCTGCCCAATATAATGTTTTATCTGTCAATGTACCATTTACAAGTTTTAAATCGTCATTCTGACTTTCAAGTTTGGCAATATGTCTATTCTTATAAGCCATCCCCTCCGTAACGGCTTCTGCAATCTGCATAATATCACCTGACAGAAACGCTTGCCCGATTTTCGCTTGTATATCCAATTCCTCATTGATATTCACTGTTTTAGCCTCGGCAGGTGCTTCCTCAAAGGTATTTAAAAGCTGTGTTCTGACTTCCTTTGCAACCTTGCTATCTCGGAGTAACATACCTATTCTTAATACGGCTCGTTTAGGGAAACCTTTTAAACCTCTGTTTGGCAAAATCAGCTTTGTGCCGTCTTTAAATTCAACCTCGGCATATGCTTTAGTACGGTTTATAATATCTAAAGGGACAACTTGTCCCTTTAGAAGTTTAGATGTTAAATTAACGACACCATCCTCATCAATTTCATTCTTGTTACGCTGATAAACCTTTTTAATAGTATTCACATCAACCTCGTAAAAATCCGCCACTTGAGCAACTGTCATAAGCTCAATATCAGGCAGCATAATAAGGCTTTTAACCTTTTCTAAGACATCCACACGGTCTATATACTGCTCTCTTAATTCCTTTTGCTTTGTTTCAGTCAGCAATAATTCTTTCTGCTAAATTGTCTGTAATGTGTTTTCCATTTTCATATAACTTCCTTTCTGATTGACTTTTTGATTAATATGTATTTTCTAATTGAACATATTGTTCAGTTAGATATTTGCGTTTGTTGTGCTTCTAAAGGAACATCTTGTTCCTTTAGATATTTATGCCTATTTTTTAATGAAACATAATGTTCCTTTAAAGATTTATTGCTTATTTTCTACTGTATTCTTAATTGGACAAGATGTCCAATTAAGAATTAGTATTGCCAAATTATGTAGTGTTTATCGAGTGTTTACGAATTGGACAAGTTGTCCAATTCGATACTTTTGTTTAACACTTTAAAGCGGTATTAATTCTTAAAGGGACAAGATGTCCCTTTAAGAAAATAAGAATAATTATTGTTTTTCGTTCCTTCAATTCGTCTTGTCGTCTCTAACTCTCCTTTTATTTTCTCATTGAATGCTTTCTTACTCCAAGTAACCATATTTTCAATTCTCACTTTCTGTTATGTGGAAGCCATTGCCAATGCAACACATAAAATTCCTGCTTCGTTCTTGTTGGAAGAATTGCTAATAACACTTTCCATCATATTCATAAATTCACAACCGTTACCGTGCTGCTTGTTCGGTCTCACCTTTACCATTTTTGGTATAACAACTTCTATCATATCATCAATTCCAATTCCATCCACGGACTCGGTATCTCCACGACCAAGTGCAACAGATTTTCCATAGGCGATAGCTTCGTCTCTTTGTAATGCACTAAAATAGTTCTTTTTTGAAATATTAGAATTATATTCGTACTCAATGAAGAGGCTTGTACCGCCATGATTATGACCAAGCCCAAAAGTGTTAATAACATATCTCGGCTCTCCACAGACATTCCAAAACTTTCCGTCAAAGTAAATATAATGTCTTGCGGAATTGCGTAGCATCTGTATTACTTCTTTTTTGTTATCCTCGATAACAAAAGAATTTTCTGAAAATTCCTTACTCTCATCGCAATAATAGTTTTTTCTCGTCATCTGTTCAAGGTTGTGAATTACATAACTTGCATCTTCAAATACCGTGCTGATAGCTGCACCGTGAGTAATGCGAATAGGAATATAAAGTTTCCCCTTGTAAGTTCTAATTTCCTCTGTAAACATACGAAAAATCGCACTTTCGCTTCTGTAATCATCGTAGGAAGTCATACCCTCTTGAACAGTTTGCATATCGTGTACCCTAAAGGCAACAGGGAAAACATCAGCATTCAACTCGGCAATAGTCACTGATAGAATGTCTTTAACTTGTCGTTCTCTTATTTTTTTATGCCTTTTTGTCGGTAAGAATTTCTGATTATAGTAGTATTCAACATTAACTTTCATTATTACACCATCCTTTTATATTTTACAAAATCGTTACCGGAACGGTTAACGGCTCTCTTAATGCGATAAACTCCAAAGCGTGTTTCATATCTTTAGCTTGAATGACAGCGCTATATATACCGTCTGTTATATCTATAATGCTAATCCAACCGTCATTCTCTTTAATAAAGATATAGTCACATCTGTTAGCATAGTGCTTTGTAACCTCTTTGCCGTCTGTAATAGCGTTTTCTACATACTGTTTAATTTCATCCATAATAACTCCTCCTATTATTACTCCTATCAATATAATTATCGTTCAATTTTTTGAACGAATAAATCAATATGATTTTCTGAATATTCTCCGTCAATACTTCATCCAGACTTCATCCAGATAGATTCTTAAAAAACCTTTTCGAATAAAAGCCCTGCCATCGGTTGAGTAGTGCACTATATGTTTATGAAAGCCCCACTCCTTTTCACCACTGCGCCAGCTGCATATATAATCACAGTCGTATTTATCGTTTGCATCAGGCTTGTAAACCCGAAGCCCAAGAGTATCACTAATATATGTACCTCCCACCGGTTTTTGATTCTTATATCTTTTATATATAGTTTCTTTTTTCATTTTTTATTTACCACCTTTTAAATTTTTTTATTATGTAGATTTTGCGGGCTTGTGACCGCCTCCGGCTACATTACCCTACCCGTCAAGGGTAGGTCACTCTGTATTAATTAGTAATCTGTTTTTTCAACATTCTATACAAGCAATGCGCCATTCAGGATGTTTTATAAGTATTTCATCAATTTCATTCTCTGTTAAATCTTCACACCATTGAATGATTTCACCTAATTCATTGACAATAGCCGTTTTAAATTCTAACATAATTTTAAACCCCTTTTTTAAATAATTTTTTGAGTTTACACCCGACATTAAAATAAGTCGTGTTCGTCACAATACTTATAGTATCTTTTCCTTGCTTCCTTGTAACACTGTATAACATCGTCTGAGTATCCGATTTCCTTTAAATAGTCTGTATAGCCTTTATTTTCGCCGTACCTACAATGACCGAAGCAAGAACATACATCATATGCACCTTGCCAATTAATGGCGTATTCGTGATTTCTCATTTCATATTCAAACGCAGATATAGCAAAATCCTTGTCTTTCATAAGGTCAGGCAACTCATCGGGCTTGTTTATGTAATCTCTGATAATATCGGCATCGCTTTTGAGATAAAAACCTCCGTAGCCGTCACCAAGTCTATATATCTTGTCTGTATCTGTTTCCTTTAGTCCTCTTGCTTCCATAGCCTCTTTGAATTGCTCATCAGAGAACGCAAAGAAAATCGGCAGGCTGTTAAATTCTTTTTGAGTTTTTGCTCTGTAATCTTCATAATTTTTGTACTTCATAGCTTATTATCTCCTTTTATTAAACTTTAATTTAATTTGAAATGGGATAGGGTTGATAAGCTCAGCCCTTCAAAAGCTCTGCAATTAATTCTGTGTTTATGCTATTTCAAGTCCGTTTTTCCTGCATACATAATCAATCAAGTTATCCATTGTATCGGCTGCCAGCTTTTCGGCTTCGGCTTCTGCCTTTGCACTTTTCCTTGTTACCTGCTTAATATTCTGCTTAATTCCGGTAAACGCTGTGTAACTTTCCGATGAAAAACCGCCGGCACTTGTTCCTCTTGTAACCGGTGATACCGACAGATAATAGCCTCGATTTTCCGCCCTGCCCGTAAAGTAATTCATACCGCCCAGGTCGTAATACAATTCAATTTTCAAGTGTGTAACTTTTGCCGGATTTTCCTTTACTTTAATATATTTTTTCATTGTGTTTTCCTCCTTAATTTTTAATACTGAAATGCCATTCGGGATGACGTTTCAAAAGGTTTTCAACCTTAATCGCTCAAATATGACCAGGTTTTAACCTTTGACATTCCATAACGTTTTAAATAGGCATTGAGTCGTTTTATAAATTCCGTTTTGACTTCCTCATATCTGGCAATCAATTTTTTAATAAGCTCGGTATCGTTGCAAATTTCGCCCATTGTTCCGTTGAATGTGTTGAACGTGTCAACGATTGAATAATAACGGAGTCTGCAATCCTCTTTTTGTCCGCCGTAATGCTCGCCCGTTTCAATCATATATCGGGGATGACTTCCTTCAGCCCAGTTTTTGCCCATATCGTCAAGAATTTTCTGAAGGAATTTAATCCAACGGTTGAGATTTTCTAAATTTTGATTTATAAAATATTCTTTGCTTTTCCTTGCTGTTTCTGCCATTGCTTCCGCCGTCCGCTCCTGTTCGGTGTCAGCGATTCCATTTATACCATAACCGAAGCAAAAACTTGTTTCAATTTTCGGCTTTTCAATTCCGTATAGTGCGCCGTTGTGTTCAATGACAAAAGCGACTGAGCAAATCAACCGCTTTTGTCTATCGTATTTTATATTAAATGTCTTTATAAAAATGATACATATTATAAAAATAATCTGAATTAAATTCGTCATACCATTTTATCATTTTTCCCGCATCAAATATGACCCACGCATAATCTTGAAGGTGATATTCAATTTCATAACCCCTTCTGTTGCAAAAATCAATAATACTGTGCATAAATTCAGGTTTTATTTCGATATAGACTACATATGGATTTGCTTCTAAATACTTGTTGTACTCGTGGTTTAAATCAATATTAAGCAACCTCTTAACATCTGCGATAAAAACATTTCTGTTTTGTTCGCCTAATTCTTTTTGATAATTCATACCGCACCCCCTTTACGCTTTGCCAATGCCGATATAGTCAAGCTCATAGCGGGATATTTCTTCATCTGTGAATTTTTCACTATAAATCAATATATCGTGCCATCAGCTTTATATTTGCTCTGTATTAATTAAATAAATTCAATTTTAATATAGTTATCTTTGCTGATTTCATTTACAATTTGTAAAATGTTTTCAAGTGTATATAACCTGTTAATTGAATTAATTTGCTTTTCAAGTTTTGAATTGCGATAACAAAATTTATCACTTGCGGTATATGCAGTATCTGTATGTACCGCATTCGCCATTATTAACTCACGAATGGGATTTTTTAACGGCTTTCCTGTTCTTTTATTTTCTGTTCTGTAATGGTATTTATCCCATCTTGAAAACTCAAGAAAATATTTGTTGCCATCTTTACCGATAACACATTCATTAGGCGTACACACACGATAATTCCCGACATCTGATACAGTTTTGATGCTTTCGCCACCGTCTAAACCGTCTGAAAAATTGCAACCTCTTTTTTCAAGATATAAAATTTTATCCATAATATAATTCCTCTATTTATAATAATTTGTTTAATTCGATATGGTAGCGGTTTTGTTTTACCTTGCGACTACCAAACAAGGATTGTATTAATTAGTAACTTTCGATAAATTCAGTATCACTTTTGCGGCTGTAATATGCAATGCAAATTGTTTCCATATCATCTGAATTAAAATGTAAATACAAGCCTATACCGTCAATTTTTGCGGGAGCATCGTCGCACTCAAGCGCTTCAGGATCAGTTTGTATTTCGAGTGATTCTTTTAAATAGTTATATGCTTCTGTTAAATCATCGAAATAATAACCGCCGCTGAGTGTTTCTACATCAAAGTCGCTTTCCACTTCAAACTCAATTTTTGCGTTCACGCACTGATTTACTAATTCTGTTAATTTTGCTAATGTCATCATATGTATTAACTCCTTTATTAAATTTTTGATTTTTCGGTTTTCCCGACCTCCGCCCACAATGGGCGGAACGCTTGCATCCTAACGGGCTTTTTATAGTCGATGCAACGACTTAATTTAATTCTGTAATCATATCATTAATTAAATTTTTAAGTACACTCAACACAAATTTATACTTATAACTATGTTCTGCAAAGTCTGTATAATCATAATTTGCATCAATAATCTTTTTTGCGTATTTGTCGTATTTTTCTGCTATTTCACACGGGATGTGCTTTATTCCGCTCACTGGGTAGCGAGAACCTGTAAAAATTGCAACATCATCAATTATATAGACATCATAATCCCAGCCGTACACGCCTACATGGTAGTATAGCGGCTCAATATACCTTAACAAAAATTGTAATTGACCATACCCGGTAGAATAACACTTTCTATATCTCTCTTTAATTGCCTTTGCAGTTGTTTTTATTTTCTCCATTTTTATTTACCACCTTTTTAAAATTTTTCTTGACTTTTTTATGTATTTAATGTATAATAATGGTAATTACACATTAAGAGCATTTTAACTCTTTATAGATTGCACAAAAGTAGCTTTTTTAAATTATGCAATTTACACAAAATAAACGCTATAATTATTATTACTATTTTATGCAATCGCCTAAAAAGTTAAAATTAAAATCAGAAATAAAGGTTTGCCTTGAGTATCAACAGTTTAAAGGGTGCACTTCACCCATTGACGGTATAGCAATAGCTTTCTTCGTTAAGGGCTTAAAGCTCAAAGACTCAATGTATCGCTGTTCGCATACATTCAATAGTACATTTATTTATTACTATTTTTCTTTATTTATGGGAATTTTGATATACTTCGTCTAAGGACTTTAGAGGCACTACTACTATGCTAATGTATAGATACTGTTGCAAGTTCATTAAATTATCAAGGTGCAAACATTTTTTGATTTACGCAACACAATTAAAATGTTTAAAATATTTGTGTTGTGAGTTGTAACAATTGAATTTCTACAATAACGATATGAGATATTATGTATTTGTTTTTGCTTCTTTATCTCTTTTCGTTAACACTATTATACAATATAATATTGTATTTATAATTGCATAAAAGAATTATAACTATTTATTGTTACACAAAGATACAATATTATATTGTACTATATTTTATGCAACATATACAAATAAATAATAACAATTATTAATTATAATAATATATAACTATGATTATAACAGATTTACAAAAAAACGAACAAAAAACAACAATTAAAAATGATAATAAAAATAGTGCTGCTAAAATCAGAGCAAACAACAAGTATGCAGCAAAAACATACAAACATAAAGCAATATATATAAAATTAACTGATATTGACAAGATAGATAACTTTTTGCAATCACGCAATCAGACAGCAACACAATATTTTTATGAATGTTTAAAGCGTGACAGCGTGATTGATTGATATATACTTTTAATTGCTTATCCTATATACCTTATGTTTGCCTTTTAAATAGCCCTATAAGCGTTTTTATAGTCTATTAAAGTAATTATATTGCTTGACTGTTTAAGCCGATACAGGGCATTTAAAAGGCATTTTTGCGTGGGTAGATTATGAATGTATGTAAGTATGAGCGTATGAGCGTAAATGAGTAGTAACAAAAATATGAGCGTGTATCAGTTAGAATTTTAATTGTATTATTTCTAATAGTACAATTATATTGTATTACTATTGTATTACTTTTAATAGTACAATTAGAACATATGAACAATTATTCATATGTAGTATCATAATACAATTTTCACCGCTTTTTCACCCACTTTTCAATGCTTATTTGTCAAATTTTATCCTCGCCCTATTTTGCCACAAATACCACAAAAATAGTAAATATATAGCTGTATATCCTTCAATCCCTGACCTTTGCCCATTTTTTAAATGTCCGCTTTTTGTGCTTTTGCGGACTTTTGCCAACTCCTTTTACTCCTCTTAAAACTTCAAAAAATGTAGTATTCAAGCCGTTTTTACAAGTTAAATATCACTAAAACACACCCCGATATACCGCATAACTCAACGCCCTACCTACTACCTACCACTAACCAACATAGGGGGGTATTTTACATTTTAGCAACTCGTCTAATCTGAAACAAAGGGCGTAGTAGTTCCAAAAAGACCATCGAACTCATCCACCGAATCGAACCCATAAAATCGTTTTCAGCCCTATTTTTTTAACCACCTTTTAACCACCTAAACCCTCATTTCATACCAAAAACACCCATATCTCAATCCCCACACCTATTACCTAAAAACCGCATAAAATAGCCATTTATCACCCTAACACAACACTATCCAAATCCATTCAAACTACCTCAAAAATAGCCAAAATGACCTAAACCACAAATACCTCAAATTCCTGCTCATTAATACAATCTCAAATTCAATACCTTAAACCTTACAAAAATATAGGATTTATCCCATATTTACACACTTATCCAACTTAAAACTTACGCTCCCACTCCCAAAACACCTTTCGGTGAACTAAAAAATCTATTATCGTTTTCGTTTTAAATAATTCACCATATTACTGACTGTATAAAATATTATATTTTACTTTAATAAATTTACATAAAGTAATATTTACTTAAAGTAATATTGTAAAAACAAAAATATCAGAATAATAAACCCCTACAATTCAATAACCACATTAACTCAAGTCTGCTATAAATTAGCAGGCTATTTTTATTTCATTAAACATTTCATTAAACAATATTGTAAATATTACAGGTTTGTTATCATTATATGTCCTAACTTATTACATATTTTTATATTCCTGATTTACACCCATAAACTCATTACCCTAAAACAGAAATCTCAATATCTTTTTTGTCAGCGTAAACAAAATGAGCTTTGCGAATTTTGGGTACGCCAAAGTTAAATTAATTATTTTTTATTATGAGACAGCTTGCTGACGAATAATCAAAAATAATTAATTTAACGCCATACTTCTTATGTAGCTTGCCATAGACTAATTCCTCGCTTTAACTTCGGTAAAAATTTAACTCAAACTGCAATTACACTAATCCACCTATTCCTAAAATGCTCTTATTTGACTTGTATTGCATTTTTTAGTAATTAATATAATTTCATACATAAACACATAAAACTCAATACAAGTCAATTCTAAGCCATTTAAAGGTATAATACAATAACGATTTACTGTTGGCAAGCGTATCTAATAAGTGAATATACTATTTATATGTATTTATTTGACCTGTAAGGCATTTATAATCTTTCAAGAGTATAATTTCATTCCTAACTCATAAACTCGTCTTATAGGTCAAATTTTTCTATTACATATGTATGTTTATTTCGTATTGACATTTATTTCTCTACTGATGTTCAGATAACACACTATTATCCTCTTTCCGGCTAACCTTAAGTGCCATTTTGGCACTTTGGAAATATTTTTCAGATTTTTTTAATATTTTTCTTGACTTTTTATATATCGTTGTGTATAATTAAAATGTAATTTATTTCGTTTTTTACAACGACTGAATTGTTTTTATGGACTTACCATTTCAGGGTTGTCCATAATATTTTTCATTCCGCTTTTGTAAAAAGCGAACTCAACAATTACATTGCATACATTCTTGTGTTCCTTGACAAGTTAATATTTACTTTACGGTGACTCATTTTATATTTTTTTATTTTTTTATTTTTTTTGAGATTATTTTTTATTTTTTTATTTGAGTTATAAAGAAAGAACCAAAGAAAGAATAAAAGAAAGAATAATTATTAATCTTACAGATTAATAATTATTCTATATTAATATATTTAATTAATTATTTATATAAATTAATATATAAAGTCAAGGAGCTTGCCTATATATAATATATTATATTTTCCAAATAAAATATCGTAAAATCTCATTTCTAAAATATTTTCACAATATCTGCATATAAAAATAGCAAATATTCATTATGATTGTTTGCTGTAAATAAAAAAGAAGTAAAAAAAGAAGTAAAAGGGGCTGATAATTATTTATTTTTGGAAACCTGACGGTGAAAATGCAATTATGACTATTATAGATAAGAGTTCATTGATTAATCCCATAAGCAAAAGCTGTAATCAGAAACTTTTGTTAGCGTATTATATTATTCAGAAAAGTTTTAACTATGTGAAAGCCGGAGCAAAATACGAACTTCATTTATCAAGGCAGTCCTTGATTAAAAAGCGAACTGATGAAAGGTTGAGGAGCTATGAACCTATTTATAATTTAATCAAGGTTGATTATCCTTTGACAGTCATAGAAAAATATTATGCGAGAATTGAAAATGATGAGAACAAAACCAAATTAATTAATTTAACCTTAATCAGATTTGAGGAATTTGTTTCAAAGTTTAATTTCAGACTTGTCTTGATGGAGATGTTCCCTGATTTTAATGAGATTCATTTAAAGAAAATGGAAAGTTACTTTTATGAGGGATTATACGAAATGCAGAAGTATGGGTATATCACTTCTGTAGGATACTCAAAAAAGCGTAAGGTTGATTTCATAAGTAGGTATAATCGCATTCTCGATAAAGAAATTAATACACGAGGTTTTAAATTATCAGATGAATATATAAGGTTATTGTTTAGACCATTCTTTAATGGTGAATCGAAGAAGGACAAAATCCCTATATATAATAGTTGGTTACCACAATGCAGTCAAATAAATGGAGTTAGTTCTGTATTGGTTTTGAAATTGTTTTGTACAATGACATTTCTTATGTCTAAGCGTACAAAATACTTTAACAATCAAATTGCTTGGTTGTCTTATAAAAATCTTAGCAATATGACAGGGATGACTCAAAATGGTATTTTAAATCATATAAACCTCTTAAGAGATAACGGTATTTTATATTCAAGAAGTCAATGGGATAAACATATTGGGAAATTTTATAAGAATATGTATTCATTACCTAAGAATAAAGAATACTTGGATTATATGTTTGATAGATATGTAGAAAAGTTAAAAAAAAGAAGAATGAAAAAATTACAGAAAGAAATAGCAGAAAGTGATGGTGAGTTTGGAGAAGAATAATATATGGGTTTAGTAATAAGACAAGCCAAATTGTTCACATAAATTTGAGAAAAAACAAGGTCAGAAAGGATTGTGATAAATGAATATTAAGATGAAAGGAATTTTGAATTACGAACAGATACAGAAAGTGCTTATGGTGCGATGTTTGCAAGGAGAACTGCTTAGAATGTGATTTCTGGAATATTGCTGATGAAGATATATTGGCAGAAAAGGAATATCAGCAGAGCCTTAGAGAAAGACAGAGTATTTACAACAGCGTAATTGCTGAATTTGATGATATAGATTAATTACATATAGATTGGAGCAAAATTAATGGCAAATTTTGAAAATATAACAATTGAAAAGGGAATGTATCAGCAGAAGGGCAAGACACTTACAGATGTACTTGAAACTCTTGACCCGTTGGAAAACTATAAGGGTACGGCGCTTTCAAATCTTGACGCTTTTTCAAGACAGCTC